GAAAGGCTCTTACCACACGATGCGATCGGCGTGAGATGTTGAGAGTGGTGAAATAAGCACAAAAAGCTAAGCAATCCCAAGCGGGCGCGGTTATTATGATCGCGCCCGTTTCTATTTTGGAGAATATAAAAGTGATGATGTATCAAGAGGAGGACGTGATCCCGTACATGTCCAACATGTGGCAGGACGCATTGCAAAGCATTTGCGGCCTGAATTCGAAATACTTCAACGGCAAGCACCAGGATTGCCCTCACTGCGGAGGTAAGGATAGATTTCGTTGGACGAATAAAAAAGATAACAAGGTTGGTGATGGTTGGGCGTACTGCAATAATTGCGGCGCTGATAAGGGGATCGGTTGGTTGATGAAGTTATCCGGAGAGCCTTACAGCGAGTGCATTAACATTCTTGGTCGATTCCTCGGAAAGGTTCCGCAAGAGTACGTTATCAAACAGAACAAGAGGGCTGCAAAAGACCCAGGCTATTCATTCGGGGCTACGGCGGAGCATGACAAGTGCCAGGCGATATTAGACCGCACCGAAAAGCGAGCACAAACTCCGCTAACGATTTTTGAAGGTCTTATAGGTGAATCATTCGATGTGGGTGTGAAAACCCTTGAGAATGGAGATGAGAGCGTTTTTCACGTACTCCCGATGCAGCTTGTTCAGGGTGAAGAACTCGACGACGAGTTTTGCAACCTACTGATCATAGATGAACTCGGAAATGATCGGTTCTACGCCAAGGATTACACTCGAGGCGCGGTGATAAAGGTCGGCAGCACTGATAAGGCGATCTATCTGGTCAACTCGTGGTATGACGCCGTTAGGGTTCATAATGCAACAGGCCAGGAGTGCTGGGCTTGTATCGAACCGAGCAACCTTGAGATCGTTGCTTACAGGTATACAGGAGAGCGAGAGTTGAGGGTTGCTTGCCCGTCTAATGACTTAGATACGCTTTATATGGCAGATGACCGAGAGTTAAAGGTTATCATTCCAAACAGTGACCAGTCAGGATTCAAGTCGGGTTGCAAGCGAGCGCTTTACGATCCACTTGTCTTAATCAACCGCAAAAACTAACCCGCTTCGGCGGGTTTTTTTACGCCGGAAAAATCCTCCGTAAACCCTCCGTAAACCCTCCGCAATCCTCCGCAATCCTCCACAAAAAGATTTAACAAACTTAAACAAGCCGGATTTAAGGGAGATTTAACGAAAAATCCTCCGCAATTGCATTCAACAAAATCAGTCACTTACAGAATTTGCGGAATTTACGCCGGATCAATCCTCCGCAAAAATCGCTCAAATAATGAGCTATTTTCAACCTTTAGACATACATAAGTATCTAATATATATAGATATTATTATTATATGTGTAGTATGTATTATTTATTTACGGAGGATTATGTTGATTATTGTGTTGTCGGATCTTTTTTCATGCCTGTTTTTGGTGAATTTGGTATCTATAGAGCGCAAAAATCGACATTTTCCGGCGTAGATTGTCGTTTAGGCCAGTAACACCAAGGCCTGGAGGCTGTTTTTGAATCCTCCGTAAATTTCCGCAATCCTCCGTTGAGTAAAAATGAGCACTTTTTGCTAAACGCAACGAATGAGATCGGGTATACTGCATCGCACACGCACACAAAAGGAGTCATACATGGAACAGCCTCGCTTTCAATACTTCCTCAACGAGGAAATGACAAACGACGAATACCACGCCTCAGAGGGTTGGGTTTCAGAATACGTCTCAGGTTCTTCTCTCGCTGATATTCATGCCACATGTCCGGCAGACTGGAAATTCAGGATCAGAGAATTGAGTAAGGCTCTTGCATTCGGAACACAGTCGCATACCATGATGCTGGAGGTTGAGAAGTTCGATAGCCTTTACGCTCGCGGTGTTATGGCTGGCGAGATCAAAGACTGCATCACAAGCCAATCCGCTCTCGCTTCCAAGCTGAAAGCATGCGGCCTGATTGGTACAAGTGGAAAGGGTTATCCTGAATTGCTGGTTATGGCGGCAAAGAACGACATTGAGGTCAATGTGTTGTGGCTTGAAGAGATGTTGGCTGAGTGGAATGCAAAGCATGAAGGTAAGGAGCTTGTAAAGGCTGAGGATTACGACGCCTGCAAGTACATGCGCCAAACGCTGCTTAACATACCTCGCCATGCCGCAACGATAAACAGCCATACGGCATTGCGTGAGATATCAATCTTTGGGATCATTTTCGGGGTTAAGGTTAAGGTTCGACTTGACCACGTAGACACAATAACCGATCCGGAGTTAATCAAAAAATATGGCTACGATCCTGATATTAACCCTGAGATTGTTGTAATAACTGATTACAAGACCACTCAGAGTGTGAAGCCGTCTGATTTTGCGCGTCACGCGTTTAACCTGGGCTATTACTTAAAGATGGCTCTACAGAGAGATCTGTTCAAGGCTGCATTTGAGGAGACTCGACCGATCGTTATACGATTCCTTGCTCAGGAAAAGAAAGTCCCATATCTTCCGCTTGGGTTCACCATGACAAATGAGCAGTTAGCCATTGGTCGACAGCAGTACACAAGCGTGATTCATGTTTTCTCTGAATGTGTGAAGCATGACGTTTGGCCTAGCTATGAAAACAACGCCGATGAGGTTGTTCTGCCAACTCCTGAATTTGTCAAGTATCAGTTTAAGGAGTTATTCACTCAAGATAACTAATGGCTTTTTGTTGGTGGCGGTGATATACTGCCACCTGAAACAATCAGAAGGAAAAATACATGAAAATGCAATCAAACATGACCAGCGAGTTATTCCCAGCCATATTCAGGGCGCGTCAGAAATTCGTTAAGGTTCTGAAAGACAAGATTAACGGAGGTGCTGGCAAGGGTAAGTATGCGACCCTCGACAGCGTCCTTGATACCGTTACGCCACCTCTTGAAAGTGAGATGCTCATGATTGAGCAGTCGATGACGGAGGAGAGTAACAGCAAAGAAATTCGCGTTATTACCACAATCCGGCATGTTTCAGGACAGTTCATTTCATACCTAACGGTGCTCCCTGTAGTAAAGGCTGACCCTCAAGGTATGGGATCGGCTTTCACTTATGCCCGTCGATACGGTCTTGTTTCTGCTCTTGGTTTGTCTCAGGCAGACGATGACGCACAGGTTGCCGTAATGAGCGCCAAGGACTGGAATAAGCGACTTGACAAATGTGAAAATATGGAAGAACTCGCAGAGCAGTTCAAAAAGGCATGGGGCGCTTCAAGCCCAGTCGATAAGCCTATTATTCAGGAGCATTATGAGAAGCGTAAAGCCTCATTGACTGTTGGCACTAATGGAGGTTTTGCTGCTGTTCAAAAGAAAGTTGTAAGCAAGTCAAAGGATGCGGTAAAATCCGAACCTGAAACCAAAAAACAACCTGAGCCTCAAAATATTGAGAGCTTCGATTAAATCAAAATAGGCGGCGAAAGCCGCCAACCAATCAGGAGTTAATCATGCCACATATCATTACTGGCGAGATCCGGAAAGAGCCTCGCATCCACAACGAAACAACGTTCATCGTTGAGTTGAGCGAGTCTTACAAGAACCGTGAAGGTACGCGAGAGTATACGAACTACACGTTCTTTTTCAACGCAAAGACTGACGGCCTACTAAACTGGTATCGCGACGCGTTCCAGGTTGGGAAGGTGATTACGGTTCAATGCGATCAGTTAAAAACAAATATCCGAGATCACAATGGCACGACGTATGTAACGTTGCAGCCAGCCGGATTCGCCCAACTGATCTTCAGTCAGCGATCACAACAGCAGAGCGGCGGCTGGGGCGAGCCACAACAGCCACAAGGAAACCAGCAACAGCGACAGCAGCAAAGCAAGCCTAAGCCTCAAAACAACCCACCAATGGATTTCGACGACGATATCCCGTTCTAATAAAAAAGCCCCCATATGGGGGCTTTCTTTTACTCTCCTTTCAGTGCTTTAACCTCTTCCTTAAGTGCGTCAATTTCGGTTTTCAACTCCTTGATCGCCTCAACATATAAAGCCGCAAGTGCGTTGTAGTCAAGAGATAAAGGATTCTCAACAACTTGACAGTTTTTATCAAGCACATCCTTATGATTCCCCTCCTTCACCGCCTCCGGAAGAACCTTGCGAACGTCCTGAGCGATTACTCCAGCATTTCTAACCGTACTTTGCAGCGTTGGGTGCATTGAGTAAGTTACCCCGCGCAGTGAGCAAATCTTATCAAGGGCGCTTGTTACTGGCTTGATCCAGAATTTAGCGCGCTCGTCAGATGTGTTTGTGAATGTCGTCGCCCTTGCCTCACCAGTAGATCCGTTGAATGACAAGGCCTGACCACTCGCTCCCGAAGCGCCGTTATCTGCTCGAATGTTCCAGGAGAAATTGTCGTTCGCGAAAAACACCGCCCTGTTTCTTCCTGCATTGTTGGCAAGCCATAAGTGAGTATTGCTTGCACCTGATCCGCCACGAACATATACGCTCGAACCGTAGCACATAATGTTACCGCCGATTTGTGCGTCCATGTTATCAGCGTAGAATTTATCAGAAACCTTAATTCCCTTATCGGTTGTGTAGTTATAAAGCGTAATATCTTTGGATGCAGCAGAAGGAAAACCGACATATCCGTAATTCGAAGCTCCATCTTTAAATAGCAAGTATGATGACTGACCATTTGACCTTGCCTGCGACACAATCGGTGCTCCATCGTTAATAAAAGTCGTCTGATAGTCAAATCGATGACCGCCAGGAGCAGAGAACGACATAAATCCGGCGTTGAACCTCAAGTTTCCATAACCGGATTGCTCGCGGTTCATACCATCGCATGAGATTCTCGCAGAATAGTCATAGTTCTTCGTTCCGTCATAGTGCAGGTCGATGTAAGACGTCCCAGCACTGTTCGCCTTGCCAATTTCAATGTTTGGCGGAGCAAGCACAAGCCCGTTAAAGACGACCTCATTATTTTCAGAAAGCGAGATGCTTCTAGGTGTTCCGCCAGCATCTCGTTTAATCCATTCAACAGATCCGTTTGGGTTGGCTCGCATTTCACTGGAAACAATCGTTGTTCCATTGGCTCTTGCTCGGCGAGCAACAAGAGAACCGGAAGGAGCGGAGTCGTCGCTATAGCGTCTAACTTCAAGACTTCCTCCAGTCAAGTAAAGCCCACCAAATTCTGGCGTGTTACCAGTCCCAAGATCCAGGTTATTACGAGTACCAGCCTTGTCAGCAAATCCACCCTTCGAAAGCGTAACGGTGTTACTTATGCGATCATAAGAAAGGATGTTTTCACCTCCACCATCTTCCTTCTGAATCCTGAAGTTTCCACCGTCGAAAACGAGAGCGTAATCAGGTGCTCCAGACGGCTTATCGGTTTCATTGAATCTAATTGTCGGGTTAGCGCTCTGAATAACCATCGGGATCGCATAGCTTGAAGCAAGCTGGATCGTGTTATTGAATGTCTGCTTTTTCTGGAACGTGTTTTCGGCGTCCAGTTGAGCCAGGTTAGCGGGATTCACGCTCTTAGCCCAGTTTTCAGCGTTAATCTCAGAGTTCTTGGCATTGGTCTCAGAGGTTTTTGAGTTAGTCTCTGAAGTCTTGGCCTTTGTCTCTGAGGACTTGGCGTTAGTCTCTGAGGTCTTAGCCGCAGTTGCCGAACCAGCCGCCGCGTTCTTGCTTTGCAGTGCTGCGTTTTCGCTAGACTTTGCGTTTGTCTCAGACGACTTTGAGTTAGTCTCACTGGTCTTAGCCGCTGCCTGTGAAGATGCCGCCGCTTTAGCTGAGTTGTCCGCTGCCGTAGCTGATCCAGCCGCCGCTACCTTGCTGCCGTTAGCCGCATTCTCGCTTGCCTTGGCGTTCGTCTCAGAGGTTTTAGCGTTTGTCTCAGAGGTTTTAGCTGCCGCCTGAGAAGCAGCCGCCGCATTCTTGCTTGAGGATGCCGCGCTCTCGCTCTGCTTGGCGTTCGTCTCGCTAGCCTTGGCATTGGTCTCTGAAACTTTCGCCGCCTCAGCGTTCGTTTTAACGCCCTTAGCGATGGCCTCAAATTTCTCCCAATCGAACGTTTTAAAATAATCCATAGCCTCAGCGATTTCTGTTTCGCTTGACTGGTAGTAACGGAGTGTCTCAGCGACGTTTTGTGCCAGGCCGTCAACCGTTAGTGAGTCATGCAGGAGGATGAAATACTTACCGCGTGAAACGGTAGCCCCATCCGTCTGGATTGTCTGGATCTGAGTGTCGGAAACGATCGCTGAGATGGTGCCTATAGCTCCAATTTCGTTACCGCTCAGGAAAACGACAGTCGCCCCAATTCGAATCAGAGCAAGCTGATCTTTCCAGGTTGTCCCGTATCCTGTCACGGTTCCATCAGCAGCCAGCGACGCTTCACCTTTTCTGTAAATTGCCATTGTCAAGCCCTCATTTTATTAATAGCACATTTTGCTAAACGCTATTGTACCATTGAGTAAGAAACAAAAAAAGCGCCCGTAGGCGCTTAATCATAGTTAGCAACGTTTATTGCCATTATGGAATTTCTCATATTGCTGTACATGACGTTTTGGATCGGACCTCCTGGGGCTGATTGAGGTCTAGCTTTTATCCTCGTGTTAGCTCCCTCCCTTAAGGCTATTGTTTTGTATATTGCCTGGTAAGGCCTTGGCATACCAGTTGATATTACGCCTGTTATCAATCCAAGCATTCCAGGTATGCAAGCCCACTTACCGGATCTTGTCACATTTATGTTGTAGCCTGAACTTTCCACTCCTGGTGTGCCAATCCTCTCAACGTCTGTAAGAGTTCTGGTTTCATTTGTTAGAACCAAAACACCAGACGCATCCCAAACGGCTAAGCCGTATTGAGGTTTTGTTTGTGGGAATATACTAAAGAAGTACACCTCCGCAACACCGTTGGCTGTAGGCCTAAGGAAATCAATGGTTATAACATTTCCACTTATTGATGAGGTTATCTCGCACTCAGCAGTAACATGGACGAAGGGTATCACTGGTTTCCCTGCGGGAAAGGTGTGAGATATTTTCACGTTAAACCCTGAGGTTGCCTGTAATGTAGCTGTTTTCTTCGCCTGTAATGCTATGGGGGTGCTTTCTGGAGTAACCCACACTCCACCGCTTGTCGTTGATAGTAAAACACCATAATCAGCCATTTAAGAAGCCTCTATCTGAAATATAAGGAAAGCCGCTATTGCGGGTTCTGTGTTTGCAGAATAATCAGTATCTGAAACTCCGGTAATAGACACATTTCCACCACTTATGTTTATCTTCCTCCTCTGAGTTGTGTAGTTTGCGTCATTTGACACTTGGAAGTACGTTAGCTTGCAGCCTGGCGGGACAATCACTGAGTAAGAACCTGATTTTTGACCGCTTGATAGAGACAAAGATCCGCTTACGCTAACTGGCTTTATGCCGTAGTTGTTAGCTTTTCCATTACCGTCCCACGTTGCAACACCGTATTCAGCCATAATAATTAACCTCCAAAAAAAATGGGACTGCTAAAGCAGTCCCGAAATATTACCACACGCCAGTGATTCGTCCAATCTGAACTCTTACCCTTCCGTTTTTATCTCTAACTGTAATTGTCTGGTTGTCTTGCTTCATTGAACCTTCGTTTGCAGTAGAACCAAAGTTAACAAACGTGCCGTTCTTATCAAGACGCCAACCAGCAGAGTTAGCTACGTAGTTGTTTGACTGGATAAAACTACCGATTTTGGCGTTGTCAATTGACCCGTTCTTGATGAAAGCGTTCTGCATATAAACCGAGTTACCTTCCATAAAGAATGGCATTGAAACAATCTTGCCACCAGAAACCCTACCAACAGCAAACTGATCTACGTTAAAGAAAACCCTTCCTTTTGGCGCTGCTGTCGTTCCGGTAATGTCTACCATCATGCCAGCGTTAACCTGCTTCCCATCCTGCATCCTCACTCCAAGGTTGACAGTGTAAGAGGCGTTTACTGCTCCGCTAGTGCTTGCGTTTGCGTCCAGCTTCGTGCTTGCCGTTGCCTGCGCCTGGTTAGCTGTCGTTTGAGCCTGTCCAGCTTTCGTATTTGCCTGATCTGCTTTACCGTTCGCTGTGTTAGCGGTTGACTGAGCCGCGTTAGCGGTTGCAGTAACCTGGTTAACAGAAGTCACGCGAGCGTTACGCTCATCAACAATAGCCTGGTCAAGACGCTTAACCTGTCCATCAACTTTCGTGTCGACACTCTTCACGCTTGCGTTTAGCTCGTTGTACTGGCTAACCCTTGCGTTCTTCTCATCCGTGATCGCCTGGTCAAGTCTCCCGATACTTGCGTTCGTCTGAGTCTGGTTCGTGTCGATCTTAGAGTTGAGTTGGTTGTACTGCTGAACCCTCGCCTCTTTCTCCGTCACGATAGCAGTTGCGTTGTTGGTGATGCTACCTTCCGCCTTACCCATTCGAGCAGTCATTTCCTGGTACTGCGTTACGCGAGTCTCAGTTTCCTTAGCCAATGCCTCCTGAACGGTTGTAATCTGAGCAACAACATCGTCGTCGATCTGAGCCTTAAGGTCAGCAATTGCTTTCGCTCGCGCCTCACCCTCCGCCGCGATTGCCTGATCCATTCTGGTTACAGCCGCCCCAATTTCCTCGTCAAACTGCGCTGAAAGTTTAGAGATAGCCTCGGCTCTCGCTTCACTCTCTGTAGCAACCAGATTAACGGCGAATCTGAACTCTGCTTTTCTCTTCCCGTTCTCCTTGGTCATCCGGATAACGTCTGTATTGTTCGCTAGTGCGTTCTCAATATCAGCCTCGGCTTGTGCCCTGAGCTTAGAACCGTAATCCTTCATGGTGTCGCCAGTCTCTTTGAGTTCCTCGCTTTGCTCGTCAAGCTGACCGATTAACTCGTCAACGGTTTTTTTCAACTCCTTGAATCCTTCCGTCTCTTCAAACTCAATCTTGACAACCTCTCCAATCTTGTCCACGTCATCCGTAGCCATACCCCTTACAAAATCAGTCCAGTCCGACACGTTACCGATCTTGTCAACAGCCCTTACGCGATACCAGTTAATGAAACCACTTGGTAAAACGCTGTGCCAGTATTCATGTTGTGGGTAGGGAACCATGCTAACCAGTGTCGCCGCCTCCGGCAAATATCCACCTGCATTATCATCCGGAGCCTGCTGCAACTCAATGTATGCTGTATCACCTGATCCGTCAGGCATACCCCATTTAACGCGAATCCCGAACACTTCGTCATCAGTAGCAGTGAGGTTGATAGGCTTGTTAGGCTTGCCAGTTTTACCAGTCAGGGATTTAACCTCAATCTCTGACCATGGGGAAACGTTACCCGCTGCCGACACTGCCCGAACCCTTACCTCGTAAACTCCGGAGTAAATGCCCTCGACGTCAATCTCTGTCGCCGCCGTCTGTGGGGTGTTGTTCCAGTTCCCGCTATCCTTTCGCCACTGCATTTCATAGCGATTCGCATACTGAACCTTGTCCCAGTTAACAACCATCGTTTCAACGCTCATCCCCTGAACCACGCGAGAGAAAGATGAGATCTTAACGTTCTCCGGCGCTTTGAGGTGGTCAGGATCAACAATGCTCGTTGGTCGCTGGTCAATCACAACACCATAGTCAATGGCGTCATATTTGGTTGGATCGTATTCAATCGCCGTGATGCGGTGAACAAACTCCTCATCGCCGTCGCCCTTCTCGATCTTGGTAACAACATACTGCTCAAACGTCAGGTCTGATCGTTCAATTGCGAAAACAGCGTCAGGCTGAACAGAGAACCCGAAACCTACGTTCAGTGTTATCGTTTTACCGTCAGAGGAAACGCGAGAAATTGTTCGCTTCTGCGGTTTGCCGTCAGGCCTGTTAACGATAATGAAGTCACCTGGTCTTGCGTCAACTCGGAATGACGTGAACACCTGAACCCCTGAAACTTCCATCAATCGACCGGAAAGGTTATACATGATGTTGTGTTGCCAGTGGTTATCCGACACCGCGATCACGTCGCCAATCATCGGAATCATACCCTCAAGACCAGTCGCAAAGTTAACCGTGGTGCTTCTGAGGTTCGTCTTGATAATCCAGCGCCCACGGCGGTTAGCCTCACTACGTCGAGTGCATCCGATCGCTGTGATGTCTGTCGGGTTGTTACCGAATCTACGAGATGCCTCGTTGTCAAACACAGGCTCTACGTCCTGGTTATACATGTTCTCACGGTCATCAAACATCACGTTAACACTCGTGTACATGCTTTTCTCTGACGCAAACACGCGAGCAAAAGCACCATCTACAACGTTGTCATTCGTGAACAGATAAACCGGATCGCGAGGCTTGTCGATGACGATTGACAGGCTTTCGCCGTTGTAGAACGACATACCACGGAAGATTGAGCACACATCACGAATGAGCCTGTAAGCCTCAACTTGCGACTGAACAACCATGTCACACAAGTAACGCGGTTCTTGACCGCCGTGTCCGTCTGGAACCATCTGATCGCAGTATTGAGCAACCTCGTAGAGGCTCCACTTATCTACGTCAATGCCTAACTCCTTCTGATCAAGTCCATAGCGCTGATTCATGATCAGGTCATACAGAACCCACGCGGGGTTATTCGACCACGCCGTTTTAAACATGCCATTCCAGGAGCCGGAGTAAGTTCGAGCTACCGGATCATAGTTAACCGGAACTTGAATCTTTTTCCATTTCTTCTTGACCGATATTGTCGGCAACTGATTCGGGAACAAGTCGGAATCAAACTCAACGAAAAGCAACGCGGTTAGAGGATATCGAAACTTGGCGTCAATGACCTCACTGTAACTCTGAACCCTGAACTTGCTTTGAGTCCTGTCGCTGTTGTCATCCGGAGTCAGTCGCACCACTCGGATCAGAACCTGCTGGTAAGACTCTGGCAAGTTGATTCGAATTGAGCGATCGTATCCGCTCGTGTTCTTACCCTCAAAGACCGTGCGAGTTACTTCCTCATAAGCGCCGCCATTCACAGCCATGTCAAAACGGTATTCAACATTCCAGCCTACGGTGTCTCCGTTATCCTTGGTGTGAGCAATTCGATCCGTCATCATTCGGATTCGAATGGCGCTAAGAACCTGATTGGTTACGCTGATAACGTAAGGTGTTTCCGTCGAAACGTCACGCTGTACCGTCACCTCATTGTTGGACTCAGTAAACCCTGGGATGTACGATTGAGTCTGAGTTCCGCTTCGAAACTCAGCGCTCACGTTTGGGTAGTTTACTGTGCCGTCAGCCCCGACAACCGGAACGTCGTCGAACAGCAAATCTTTGAGGGAAAACTCCTCGTCAACTTCGCCGTCAGAGAGAGCAAGTAAGATCTTGATTTTGTCGCGTGAGATTAGGTTGTCATCCATCTCGCGAGGTTGATGCGGCTTGCTGCCGCCACCCTTACGGGCTGAAATGATTTTAGCCATAACTGACCCTCCATTAATAGAGCGCCCATTATAAACAAAAAAAGCCCCCTATACCATAGGAGGCATTGACTTAATTAGGCTATATCCTCTGCATAAGCACCAGCAGACCAAACAGCACCGCCGTTTGTTCTTTCACCATACGGTAGCGCCAGGGGGTATCCTGCCGCACTTGTGTTAACCGCGCCGCCGAATGCATAAGACGGAGTGTTTGACGCTGACTTAGGTGACATGTCCATTCCTCCTGGCTGCGGAGAAAGCATTTGCGTAACACCACCAAGAACCATGGCACCGCCAGCCATAAAAGCCGCTGAGGATAGAGCACCCATAGCAGCAAGTGAAGCGCCTCCAGTGTAGAAAGCCGCAACCATAATGGCAGCACCGATCACAATGTTTAGCAGCCCGCCGCTCTTTGATGCAGTTGGAACCGGAATAATTCGTATTTCCTTTGCGCACTTAAACGCTCTGTCGTCTGACAGTCCGATGTTTTTTCCGTCTACGAATAAGGCGAACCTCATTCTCTGCCCGACCTCACTGTTCATGAAATCCCTGAACCCCTCTACCTGTGATGATAGAGCGCGGATTCCCTCAGTGAATGAGTCAATGGCTAGCTCATGAAAAACGCCGAACCGCTTTCCGAGTGATCCGGTCAATTTAATACGTTTGAGTGATGTCATAACTCAGATCCTTATGTCTGCAAATCATTACCTTGTGCTGTTCGTACCAGCCTGAATATATGTCTCTACGCGATAACTTTCCAAACGCATGATGTAATATTTGGTTGTCACCAACAAATATCCCTGCATGGTTCCAAACGTCAGCCTGTAGCTGGAAGATTATCATATCACCAAATACAGGATCTCGACCATCGGCGGGGATGAACCCCTCTTTGAGGTAGTTATCCTGGTAAAGGTTTTCTCCTTCCTTCCACCATTCGTATGGTTTACGGAAATCATTAAGTTTGACGCCGTGAAGCTCATGGAAAGCCATAATCAAACCCCAGCAGTCATAAGACCCAAGAGACCACGGGCGACCAGTCAGAGGCATGTCCTTTGGTTCAACAATTCGCAAATCACCCTCTGGAATGCTGACAATCACAAACGGGATCTTGAACTCATTGCACATGCACAGATCGTGTGCGCTCGGCAATGTGGTTGCCCCATCCCCTGTATGGGAGTGAACGAACCCGATAATTTCATGACCGTTCTCCTCAGCCCAAAGAACAACCTCGCCATATTGCTGGGGATCTGGTTCACAATGTTCCTCAGGAGTTTTGCTTACGTTGTCGATCCTGTGGTACTTCTGTACGCGAGATTTTTGCGTAATCAATCCCGCACACTCGTTAGGGTATACCTCTTTGGCGTGCTGGAAAATGTGCAGATTAATTTTTGGCTGTAGCATTATGATTTCCTCCTTATGATGGATGCGGCAGCGCAACCGCCGAAGTCAAGCTCTCCAGTCCCATATCTTAGCTTGCAAGCGCTGACAGTGCCAGGGCAGAAGTCTTGAGAAGGATCTGAAACCTGGTTTCCATCCTTGTCAAAGTAACCGTTTTCTCCGTTGTACATGCAGCCCTTTCCGCTCTTGTACCATCCACGTTGCGCCCAGTAGCAAACACTCTGAGATAAGCGCCCAGGTATCATGATCCCATCCATATCATATGGAGACGTTAGATCAAACGTGGCGCGAGTGTGGTCGCAGTAGTTTGGTCGCTCGATGTAGTAAACCAGCCTGCGGAAATCACCCTCGTCAACCGTCCAGTCATCTTTAAGAAGATCTCGAACGATAATCCAGATCGTAACCTTGGCTTGCATCATACCGTTGTAGGAACGGATTAACGCTGAAACCTGCGAATCAATATTCGACAGGGTTAACTGAGGCTTGTCAGGAGTCCCGTCACTGGACATCGTGAAACCGGAAAGGCCGAAAGGACGACCGCCGAACTCGTTGCCGTTGAATCGAATAACCTTGTCTGGAAGAGATCCGGTTGAAGAGGCAAGGAGTAACTCTTCCTGTGTGAACTGGATATTCTCGTTGTGGAATCGGTACACCTGCGCCCCGAAGCGAGTTCCGTCAACCTCAACGAGGGTGAGTATTTCTCCAGGATAAAGTTTTTGCAGGCAGTTAACAAACTTCTCACTAATTTTCGGTGTCATGTCAAGACCTCCTGTTAAATGGTTCGAACATTGTACAATAAAAAAGGCCACCCCGAAAGGCGACCTTTTAGCTTATCGTGCGCTTGTGAACTCCTCGCTTACCTGGCAAGTGACCTCAAGCATTCCATCCTTTATCGGCCTCATAGCGATGGAGCCGCTCTTGACCGTGAAGATTCCTAACTTTCCATCAGGTGCTTTCCATATGAATGGCTTGTATGTATGCCTGGTAAGGAAGTTATAAACATCCTCCCACTTGCTACCACCATACACAATGTTGAACTCCCTTCGGATCGTGTTCAACCCAGCCGTTGCCAACTGCCGGAACCCGTTACCGAATTGAATCCCTCTCACGTTGTCGGAGACGCTCCCAGCGCCCCCGTTGTTTTGAACCTGAGTACACCAGGTAAAAGTTTCAAGTGCCATAATTACCCCTTAACAAGCTGATAGATTCGCCCGCCCTGGCTGCACTCTCTGGTGAGAACATCCAGAACAATCTGTTTAACTCCCTGTTCCATGCCCTTGGCTGCTGACTGGTCGATTCCACCCATTCCGTTGATATTAACATCACCGATACCAACGACAACGCCATTACCTGATCCGCCACCGCCAGAAGAAGAACCACCAACAACGCCTCCATTCGCGTAGCCCCTCATCATCCTGTGCAGGTTGCCAACTCCGATTCGCTTAGTTGCCTCCTTGGTGAAAACGAACTCTCCACGGTGAACAATTCCGGCTGGCTCATACTTGCCACCGTCGCCAGTGTATCCGCCGCGTGCGAAACCGTTACCAACAACACCGCCGTTTGCGTGACTCGTCCACCCCATACCAGCACCGAAAGCCGTACCACCAAATGCCGCTTTCATAGCGTTAAGCAACGCCATTTGAACAAGCATCTTGGAGATCATCTTCAGGATGTTTGCTGTGAAGTCAGCAAAATCAGCCTTGCCAGTGGTAACGAAGTTTGTGATCTCGTCCGTCATTCCCTCCATGGTCGCTTGCGCTATAGCACCTGTCTGAGCATACATGTTGCCAGCGTTCTCCGCCCACGTAGCGAAACCACTCTCAGCACCAGCCAACCAATCAGAGCGTAATGCGTCCTCTCGCTTGTAGTAGTCCTGCTGCTTCTTCTCCATGTCCTGATAGGCTTTATCGTCAAGACTACCGCCGCCCTTTTCCCAGTCGGCTTTCATCTTGGCAATCTCATCGGCTCGGCGCTTAGCCATGTCGCCCATTCCTTTAGTTGCGTCCATTGCAGCCATTTTCTGATCAAGCTCAAGAATCGTCTTGGCGCTCTTGTCGAGCAAGGCGTTCATTCGCTCTTGGCTTACGATCTTATCACCAAGCAGTGCTTTCTGCTCTGAGTAGGCGAGGATGATCGACTTATTAGCTAACAGTGATTTCTCATCTGCCGTAAGCGTCCTGGTCTTTGCTGCCTGCTCAAGGATCTGGAATTTAGCGACGTCATTCCAGTAGGTTTTACGCTGCTGTGAAATCTTGTCGTCAAGCGCCTTGTGATCCTGTAGAACTTTAAGCTGAGCCTCAAGAGCCAGTAGTTCAGCCTGGTACTGCTCGGAAACTTTAACACCATCAGCAACGCCTTTTTTCCTTACCGCGTTCTTTTTGGCTAACTCCTCAGCCTCTTTGCGTACCGCGTCCTTTGTTTCCGCTGCATACTGCTTATCCATTTCGCCGCGTTTCTTAGCCGCCTCGATGTAACCCATTTCACCCTTACGGATTCGTGCGTCACGCTCAGCGATTGACTTCAGGAGTTTCTTGTTAGTCTCCTCGTTGTCAGCCAGAATCTTTTTGTTTTGCGCAATTGCATCCTGTCCAATGGATTTGAACCCAGGGATTTTCTGAAATGCTTCCTGAGCAGACAAAACGAAACCACGAATCAGGCTATCACCTGAGTTAAGCAGATATTGAACCTGTTCGATCGTGCCTGCCACAACGTCAGTGATCAGGTTGAGAGCGCCAATCGTATGATCACCAACCCAACGCCAGGCGTCAGCAGACCATTTTTTAATGCTAGTCCACATCTGTTCAAGTGGAGTCGCGGAGTCTGCTATCTTGCCGATTCGATCTTCCATCACGTCAGCGAAAAGTCTTGTCGCCTCAGTCACCGCTGCGGTTTTCCCTTTGGTTTTTTCCAGGGTTGAGATGTAGGTCAACTGACCCTTATCTAAGAAGTTGAATTGTTCATTCAGCTTAGCAAGCCCCTTAACCGGATCTTTTGCGATGTCATCAAAGTAACCGATGATTTTGTCCGTAGATTCACCTGTAACCTCTGACCAATCCGCCGTTACCGCCGTGATCTGCTTGATCTGGTTCAGCGTATACTTACCAGACCCCGCAAGCGTAGCCGCTACTTTATCAAGAGCGCCGATTGTCGAAAGGCTGTTCTTGTTTAACTCTTCCGTAAGAGCCGCAAGCTGTCCGGTTGATGCCGCCGCATAATTACCAGTCATGATGAGTGACGTTTCAAACTGCCGATTCGCCTTGTATGCGTCATAAGCTGAAAGAGCCACCCCAGCCAGCGCACTAACGAACCCAACCATTGCCACGCGCAAAGGCGTGATTTGCTGTAACAGAAGTTTGAACGTGTTGCTCACGCCGCCAAAGCTGTCTTTGATCTGACCGCCCTGCTGGATTGCAACCAACCAGATAGGCATACCGGATGCCAGTGAGGTCACAACGTCAGTGATCTGCATAGGCAATTGTTGCATAGCCATTCGATAACGTCCGGCGCTCAACCCTGCAACCCCCATCGCCTTACTCTGCTGGTTCAGCTTTGCGATTAACGGCGCGGCCTGCTGGCTAACTCCCATCTGTGCGGCTTTGTACTCAAGCAATTCGATCTTGCTCATCCCTGTCGTTTCTGCCTGCTCTTTCAGGCTGTCCAGGAATGACTTGCTCGCGCTGGTAGCTCGCTGCTTGGCCTTTGAGTTTTCAATCGCCGCTCGACCTTCCTCAGTTAGAGCAAGCTGTGCGTTGCGTAGCTTCGCTGACTGGTTATCGATGACCTCACCGAGGCGGAAAAACTCTTTGTCCGGAACTATTCCCTTTTCCCAGGCTCGGTCTAACTGTCGAGCTGCCTCGGCTAGCTTTTGCATCTTTCCAGCAGTCGGATCGATTGACTTCACGATACCGTCAAGGCCTCGCTTAAGCTCACGTGTTTCAGCCGCTAATTTTTCCTGCTCTTCTTTAAGTGCCTTGGCTTTGGCTCGCGCCATTGCCTCAGCCGCCGCAAGATCCTCAACGCTTCGCTTTGTCTCGTTGTTCGCCTGCTTAAAGTTGGCTAATGATTTAGCTGCATCATTCACCTGGCTTACGTCCACTGACATACTCAAGCCAGCGATTTGATTTTCAGACATAAAACCTCCAGGTATAAAAAAAGCGCCCACGAGGAGCGCTATTTGCTTTGTTGTGCTATCTCAAGCGTTGCACGCTCAAGGACGCGTATATCTTCAAAGGCTATTTCCTCGTCCTCTATTTTATAGAGTTTTGCCAGCATTGGAAAGACATTATAATCAAGACCAGTGATAACCCCGCTTGGAGCGTATCTCCACTGGGTTGACATAGCTGAGAACAACTCCCAAGATTGAGCCATTTCCTCAGAGAAAATGACCTCCTCAAGATTGTCCTCGTCATCCTCATAATCAGCGCGGGTGAAGCCTGCCGCCTCAAGCTCCGCATCTGTTGGTGGCTTTTGATGAAGTAAGAAAATAGCCCGTTTTAGTTTTTTACGCGTTGACCAGTCAGGGCTTTCATGTATTCGTAAGTGAACGTTACCATGATGTTAGGGAACCACTCGATCACCTCGCGAATGTTCTCGTCGTTAAACTCCTCTTCCAGATCCCAGCCCTTAACGAACTCTTTGAAGAACGTAACGTCATCAAGTCGCTCCTCTGGAGGGGCATTAAACAGAGCGCCAAGCTCTTTGGCCTTGCGGTGCTCAACAGTGAGGTTAACCACTGCCAGATCATCAGTATCCGGCATTTGCAACTCAAGTTTCAGATTGAAGTTAGGACGTTTTTTGATAGTGAGTTTCATCTTAGCCATTTCATTTACTCCAGTGGTTTGTTGTTTCGTTGCGTTGATTATACACAAAAGAAAAGGGAGAGCAATAGCTCCCCCTTAATTTTACACTGACTCAGCCGGAACTGATTCGAACTTGCCTTTCAGAGCCACGGAGAGAGAGACGGTTTCCATCTCGTTCATAGTGGTCTGAGGGATGTCGTTGAACGACAGCACGCCGGAATACATGCGCATTTCTTTAGCTTTAGGGATGAACATGCGGAGTGCTTTAACTTCGCCTGAATCCTCAGCTTTCGACAGAACCGGATAGATCGGGTTGTCGTATTCGTGAGCGAAAGTATAAGTCAGTGAAACCGCTGACTTGAAAGTCGGTAACTGCTGCTCTCGGTCATCTGCCAGACACTGGTAGTTATAGAACTGCTGCTCACCACCTTCCTGAGCCAGATCTTGAACGCATGGGATTTCAACCCAAGTTACGATCTTGACGACTGTTGCGGTTGCGCCAGCAGGATACTTGTTGGTGTCGGATGAATCGAACCCCTCGATCGTCAGCTTGTTTTCTGCGATGCTCTTGACTCGCACAACGCGGTTGGTAAGAGCCGCCCAGCTTGCGAAAGTGACCAGAACGTAATCACCAGCTTTAAACTTAGTACCATCAGCGACGGTAAAAACCGGAGAAGTAGAGTTGGTGATTGCTGAAACTGCGACCTCTGTATCACGAGTGTTTTCAACAAAGATTTGAGAACCGTTAGGTAAGTGCATGTTATGCTCCTTTTGTTTCACATCGAACATAGAACCGAACCGGAATAAACCAGCCCGTGTCTGATTTCTGGGCGGGATGAACCGCCCCACGAGATAAAATATAACCTGTCGAAAGCATTGTACCATCGATAGCACTTTTTGCAACATCAGCCGCTAATTTTCTTGCTACACTAATGCCGGAGCCAGGCGAAAACACAACATCTACCTGAACCATTCCGACAAAATAGGCGCACTTGCGATCAAGTGAAGTTGTAACCGTGTCGGCCTCCTTGTAGTTGAATCGGTAATACTCAGATCCATCAGCCGGAGGAGTGAAAGCGATGTTCTCCCAGGCGACAAGGTTGTCACTGTCCTGGATGATTGACGCAACAAACTCGGCGCTTGCCTCATATAGTTCAAAGTGCATTATTTAGCCCTCGCTTCTCTCACCGCCTTCGCAAAGTACGATCTCAACCTGACAGCGACGATACCAAGAACGCCAGCCGGAGCCTGTTTTGAATGACCGTACTCCAACGCGTTAGCGTAGATGAGCATGTTAGAAAAATAGATAGTCGTTATGCCGGATCCTTTACCGAAAAGGTTGAGCACCCTCTGACCTTCCGCGATAGTTTTCGCGCCCTCTTTGTCATACTGGTTCAGGGCGTAAAGTGGCATGTGGTTGTAAGTGATTTGCCAGTTGCCACGGAAGCGCCCTGTATCGACCGGAGAATTCATAACAAGGTCTCGGTGTATGTCTGAGCAGGCTATTTTCACAACCTCAAACAGGTTGTTCTCAGCCGCCTTAATCCACTCGTCAACCGTGCTGTGAAACTGCTTTATTGTGTAATTAGCCATTTGCCACCGCCACGCGTCTTAGTATTGGTCGATACGCCACGACAGTACCAGTTGGCTTTATTGGCCTGGCGTTGACGACAGTGTAAGCCTCACCATCAATGATTATCCTCATCCCCTGCTTGATCTCCTGATCGCAAGTGAAGAATCCGCGCTTGTCACCAGCACGAATTGAATCGCCATTGACGTCACGATCATTTACGTCACGAACAGCACCCTTGATGACGCTACGCTCCTCCGGAATCACAACCTCTTTTCCGCCAATCACTTTCTTGCCGCCGCCGCTAATTATGATGTCAAACCATCCATTATCGTCTGAGAATCGATTGATCCCAGCAGTAGCCATTTTCTGAATGTGCTTATAGTTCATCGGCAACCTCCCTTCTTAAATCCGGTGATGAGTCCGAAACCGCCGCCCATTTTCTTATTTAGGATCTCGTACATCTTGCCCCAAGGTGTTGAGCGAATCACCTTCCCTGACTGGTTTTCGCTTGAGATACTCGCGAAACGTTCAGTAAACTCACCGCTCAGGGAATATTCCGTTGTCCGGCGTGAATAGCTTTCAACGTCCTCATCTTCCGTTTTCATCGCTCCGTCAAGGAACATAAGATGCATGGTGTATAGCGCGAGGGCTTGCGGGTATTTATCCTTGAACTTGTGACCACAAACAAACATGCTTGCAAGCTCAACCCAAGCCGTCAATAGTTCATCTGGAACGCTGTTGAGAGGCGGAGCCAGTCGGCGCATGATGACTAAAATTTCCTGGTAATCGTTCATAACTTTTCTCCAGTTAAAAAAAAGGGACGCCGTAGCGCCCCGTTAGGTTACTTGATTTCAGCGCCCTTTTCGAGTTCCTCAACCGTCTTTTCTGGTTGCTCTTTGATTCGGCTGCCGGAGCGGATTTCTTTCACGTATTCGCGAGTCTTATCGCGAGCATCCAGGAACTCAACGAAACCTTTAACGAACAGATATTTGATCGCCTGTGAATGCAATTGCTCGTCAGTGATTTCTACAACATCGTCTGTTACGAAATCCTCTTTACCGATTCGCACAAGGCCATGAACAAGGATAACGATCTTGTGATTTTCGCGAGGCAACTCATTCTCAGGAATGGTTACGGTTTCCGCTGCCGCCGCTGCCGCTGCTGCCGCCGCTCGTTCTGCTTTCTGCTCTTTGGTTAAACCAGCCATTTTTGACTCCTTCGTCATTTGTTGTTGAGGTCTGTAGATTACCATTATAGGAATTGAATAGTCAACAAAAAAGCCCCTGAAATTAATCAGGGGCTTTCTATTACTTACCTACGCCGATGAGCATTGCCATGGTCAGAGGGCGATACACGATCAGGCCTGTTGCTTTAGAGGTGCAAGGAACTTTAAAGTGCAGGTCTTTAGGCTGCATTGGCAGCATGTTAAACGCTTCCGGAATCTCGATGGACATGTTCATCGGAGATTTTTCGTAAGCCAATACCGCTTTAGTGCCAGCGCCGTCAATATCTTCCAGTTCCGCGATGGAAGTAATTTCGATGCCGTTGTTCTGAGACTTGAACCAGTCCAGATAGGTCATCGTGGTCTCAGGCATACGCTTAGCCAGCAGTCGACGCTGAGAAGGAGGAATTACGATGTCTGTCACACGGTGCAGGCCGTTTGTAACGGTTTCGATTTTCTCAATCAGGTCGGTCAACTCTTCGCTTGCTTTTTCCGGATCAGCCCACGCGCCAGGCGCTGAAGTGATTCGGGAAATGTTCGGGTGATCGAACACGCTTACGATTTTGTGTGGCTTGGAGCCTTTGAATACCAGCTTATTAACCAGTGTTTCGTGAGCTTCGCGAGCTAGGGTAGCTTTGCGGTCTGACAGGCTGTTACCCATTGCAGCGCCAGTTTTGATCTCGTCGATAGAGATTAACCAGGCGTTACCGAGGCGGTGAACGCGGCCAGTTTCAACGCTTGACATCGCTTCAACAGTTGGCAGGTCATCGGTATAGTCAGCGATGATTTTCGCCATTGCTACGCCGTCAAACTTGAGATACTCAAAGTTAGTGGTTGTCGGAGCGAGTTCGGTTGTCACTGGGAACAGCTTGAGCGCGGAAGTCTCTGGATACATCGCTTCGTATTGGCGCTTTAGCGTCTGCTTCAACTGGTTAACAGTCCAAATACCTAACTGGTCGCATTTGTCTGCTTCAACGCCCATCTTACGGAGGCCGTTTACAATGTCGTTCTGTTCGAATGAATCAAGTTTCATCGTCATGATGATTATCCTCTTTAGGTTGATAGAGCCGTTTGGCTGAGCACGGCTCTATAATAGCACTTTTTGTTAAACGGTCAACAGTTATTTGTGTTATCAGAAAAGGGGCTTTCGCCCCTTTAATTACTCTCCAGTACCGCCGCCAGTTGAAGGTGCTGCAACTGATTGCAGAACCTGAATTTTAACCAGCTTGAAAGGCTGACCGCCTGGTTCCTGCTGACCCTGTAGGATCTCGCCAGTGAACTTATAACCAGTCTTAACAGCGCCGCCGTCAACGACAACGCCATTGCTGTCAAACGAAACAACCTTGTCAAATGCCGCCTGCTCTTCAGTCAGGTCATTTGACGCCTGAACCCACACTCGACCGTGAGTCATTACGTTAACTGCGGTGCCGTCGTCGTATGAGCCAGCAGGGGAGTTTGAGTGTGACATGATTGTTACGCCCAGCACTGGAAGTGAGTTATCAACAGCCAGCTTAACAACCTTGTGACCTTCGATAGGCTGAACTTCCTGAACTGCTACTGGGATACCAATAGGAACAGAACCGTCAGCAGCGCAAGCGCCGTCGATGTTGTAAAGAGAGGTATCAGCAATCTGACCTACGTAAGCCTGACCACGATGAACCGTATAAGATGCACGAATTAGAGCCATGATATTTCTCCTTGATTTGGATTTTTAGGGAGGAGTTACCCTCCCTGATCGGTATTACTTACGGAAACGATTCTGAGGGTTAGGGATCTCGTCAGCGTCGTCTTTGTCGTTTTTGTCGTTCTTGTCGGAATTTTCTTTTCCGTTTACAGCGATTCGCTGTAGTGCCATTTTATCAGACTTAACGGCAAAATCAAACGATGCGTCGATATACGCGTCATCTTTGTCGCTAGCGTCGATGCCGGATGCCTCTTTGATTACCGCCAGCTTGATCGCTTTGGCGTCCATCCCGTCAGCTTTAACGCCGAAGTCTGCCGCTGTAGCTACCAGCGCAACAAGCGCGGCCTCATCGGTCTTGGCCTTTTCCAGCGCTTCTTCAATCATGCTTGGGATTGAGTCAACCTTTGCTTTAAGCTGATCTCGCTCCGCCGTGATTACAGCAACAGCAGCGTCGACAGCCGCGTCGACTTTTACGGAGATGCCAGAAACAGCAGCGTCAGCCTTTTCAAGAGCAGCAGCTACCTGAACCGGAACCTCATACTCAACACCGTCAATCTTGATTTTTTTCATTTCCAAATCCTCATCAGTTTTGTTAGGAACAAGCTCATCATACGGGAACTCCTGCTCACTATCAAGGTTTAATTTAGCGATACCAGCGCGACCACGGAAAACCATAGCCACATGGTTAACTGTGATCTCAGTCTGCAACGCATCAAAGCGAACCCACGACGCCGGAATGTGATCTGAATCATTCTTGTCCTTATCAAGGATGTATTCGCCAGTCTCGTTACAACCCCAACCAGGTTCCTCAATATCCACCGAGGTATAGCCTACAGACAATTCGGCTGCGATCTTCTTCTTGGCCTTGGCGATTGCCTCACCATCGTAAACCGTTACCGGAACCTCAACCCCGTTTCCGGCAGGTACGCCAGCACCAGAACAAGATCCCACGACAACACCCTTGGCATTTTTGCTACTAACGGTGACGTGACCGAGAGTAATCGGCTTGCCCTGATAGGTAGCCAGCGATTCAGCTTTGAACACTTCGGATGCAGGTCGGAACTCTACTCGCGGCGTTCCGTCGGCTTTATAGTAAGTCTGCGCACCGATGCGGGCAACGATTGGAGTGTCGACAAGAAAGCCGTTTTCATCGAATCGCGCCTTTACCTTTACGCTATCATAGCGTTGCTTCTTCATTTTTTATCTCCCCAATATGGAACAGCCCAGCAACGACAACCGTACTCCTCGCCAGGGAATATCCCCTCACCAAACACGGAGCGCTTTACACCCTCCAGGAGAATATGAGATTCCCTTTCGCGATCGTCCATCTTGCCGCGCCAGATATAGAATGCAACCCCAGCGTCATAAAGTCGTTGCTTCATGAGCATGGAGTTGAACGTGCCAATAATACCACTAGCGCGATTCTTTGACCAGCTTCCATATATTGCGTAACGCTTTTCGATTGTGGCGTCTACTTCTTTCCGGCTTGCGCCTTTCATCGCCTCAACTCTGACGTTTGTTGACCAGTCAGCGACGATGTCTTTCGCCAGCTTGGTTATGCTATTCCTTGCCGTACCTTCCCACAGGTCAATTTTTTGCTTAAACCAAGGCTCTTGCTCATTCGCCCCGAACCTTTCGAGAGTCATCACGGCGGCGTTGTCCTTCCCGCCAGATGCGATCGCAATTGCAAGCCATTGCTGGGAGTTGAATCGGTAAATCGTCCGGCCTATGGCGTAAAGCCCGAAAGCTACGCTAAGGAATATGGCAAGAATCTCCGCCTCTAAATCCTCCTCAGCCTGTGCGATCTCCGACTCTTCCGCGTCAAACTTCAATGAGTCGAGTCGTTCACGCATCAGGATCATGGATTCTTTTGTTGCCTCCTGTAAGGAGCGGCTTAATTGCCGCTCGCTTGATTCAGGAAAGCGCCAGTTAGGAATTATCCTCATTCTCTTTCTCCTGCGCCTGCTGTTTCTTCACCTCTTCCCGTGATGGTAGCTTGGGAGAGCCAGTCTTAAATTTAAGTCCGAGGTTCATGTTGTCGAGTGTTTCGCGAGCCTCTTCCGTATCCATAACCTGATCTGTTACCAGCTTGCTAACTGACTCGGCGTTATCCTTGAGGATTTTCGCTTTCTCGCTATCGGACGGAATTGATAACGGCTCAAACTCAACTGACCATTCCTCCGTATTAAGAAGGAATCCCAAGAGGAATTCAAGGATTGGTTGAAGATCATCTTTGCGCTTGCGCTCGATCAGCTTATAGAAGGTCTGCAATGCTGTGTTTTGGCTCGCGCTTACGCCGCCAGTGTTTTTGTTCTTGATGATGATTTCATGGATGCCGCACAATTCAACGATGCGATCCATTTTCATGACCATGAACTCAGGCACGCCAGTTATGTCACTATTAAGGATGTTGTACTCCTCGTCGTCTGCGTCAATACCTACTGGCTTACCTACTCCGGAGTTTTCGGAAACTTGAGCCAGCCGCAGGCGAGCGGCGTACATGCCATCGTTGTCATCACAAAGCGCTGCAAGGTCTTTAGCTTTCCATACCGTTTGTTGCTTGCGCTTCAAAAGCTCGGTAGCCAGGAAATGACAGTTTGAATAGTCTTTAATGGCCTTTACCAGATCCGGAGATAATACACTGACACCCCAACCATTAAGATCCTTTCGCAGCTTGTTTGGGATTCGATCGCCGTCCAGGATGTGCAGGCGGCTGTAATGAACGTCAAACTCAAGACCCTCCTCCGGCTTGATGGTGTACATCTTAGGCAGGCCGAACCGAACGTTTCGAGGGTTCTTTTCCTTCTCTGCGATCTCGATCTGAGTTTTATCGTAAACCCGAACAGATTCAAGAGCACCCTGACCGACTGCGGATTTGAGGCTACGCCTGTCATTAACCATAGCCAGTATAGCAGCGCCACCAAACAAACGAGACCAACAAAGAGCGTCAATAATCTGAGCGTCAAGTTTTTTGGCAGTCCATTCGGACTGAAAAGCGTCGTTATCACTGATCCCGTTAACCTTGAACCCAGGCGCGACCATCTCCTCAGGAATCACATCAACGATGCGTCGTGCAATGTTGTTTTCGTAATAAAAAGCAACAAGCGGATCTTGAGCAGTCGTTCCCGTCCCAAGGAATGAGACAATACCGCAACCCTCAGATCCGTCATCGCTGCCAAATACTTGGTTATAACCGTCTGACTTTACCTTTTTCATTTGGTGCCCTCTTTGATAATGAGGGGCTTTCGCCCCTCTGGTTATTTCATCCCAGCGAGTCGCTTCATTCGTGCGACAGGATCGCTCGCAATGTTAAGCTCCTCGTTCACTGCATCCATCGTGTTATCAACGATGTCGTCGTGTGGGTGTGTATCATCATACGTGAAAGCGCTGTGCTCCGCAACGAACTCGGCAAGCATAGGGTGAGATTCAGGCAATACTACGCGACCAGCCTTGATAACTGGCTGAGCATCCATCGCGCGAGTAACCTTGTCCTTATCACGCTGTAGCGGTGTGATCTTGATCGGGAGCTTCTTCTCCATATCCTGAATCAAACCCGTACCGCTCGCTTTGTCCTCTACGTAGATTTTACGTAGCACGCCTTGTGCCTTGTTGTCACGCCAGCACTTTTTAACGAACGCCTCAAACTCAGTCCTCAATTCCGGCGCGTCAAACTTACCCCTTACGCCGTCGATGAAGTAGACCTTATCACCCTTGCGACCCCACAGGATAAAGACCGAGTAGTCATTAAGCTCGCCTTTCTTCTGAGCGGTATCCGCCGTTATGAATCGGTACTCCCATTTTTCAGGGTATGGCTCATGCGCTTCCAGTGAGTGTCCGTAATACGTCCACCAATCCGCATTAAACACGGAGCCGCCGAGCGCAATAGGGCGCTGCTGGTACTGCGATTCAAACGTGTAAAGGTCAGCCTCGCGCAACGCTATGAGATCGTGAACGCTTTCCTTTTCAGGCCAGAATGAGTAATGCTTAACGCCGTCAATTTCAACGAACTCCGAACTCAAGACGTCTTTAACGAAATGAGGTTTCAACCAGTCAGGTAGAGATTCGCCGTATTCCTCCGTTACGAGGGCTGGGATCGAAATCTGGTCAAACTCTATACCCATGCCGCCATTCATCATAAACCAGGTGGAGTCCTGCGCGTGTAGCCGCTGCTGGATTGCGATGATTGGGGTTGAGTCCTTCATGCGTCGTGATCGAATGGTGTTTTTCAAAAGCGTGTGAGTTCGCTCGCGCTTTACCTTTGAAAACATGTCGTCAGGCTTGTCGATATCGTCAAGCATAACCATGCCGGAAAAACCATCAGTCATATAGCCGCCGCGCGAGCCTGTGATCTGACCGCCAGCCGCCTTTGATATAAGCTCAAACCAAACCTTATCGTCACCGTTTAGGATCTGGATTTCGTCATCCTTTGACGTTGCAAACTTGCAAGGCCATAGCTCCTGGAACTCTTTAGAGGCGATGATTTCCCTCACTCGTTTTGAGTTTCGTTTAACCAGACTGTCAGCAAACGATATGTTAAGGTTTCGAACCTTCTTGAGGTTTATCATTGAGTATACAGGGAGGTGTATAGAGAACACCTCCGTTTTACCGGAGCCTGGGGTGACGTTAAAGATCGTGTTACCCCTTCGGCCTGCAATAATTTCCTCAACCTCGTGACATAGCCATAAATGGTGCCAGTTTGGAAGGAACTTTTGCGCCTGTTGCAACTGGAACCAGATCCGGATCATCTTCTCAAACGAGTGCTTGCTCATCATCTTGACCGCAAGTTTTTCCTGTGCGGTCATATCTTCCCACAGTAACATAGAGCCTCCTTACAGGCTGTTAAGCACATTGGAAACTGCCTGCTCCATCTGCTGTTCAACCGTGCCAACAGCATTGCTTTGTGCGCTGGCTACTGTTTCAACCGTGATATTTGCTGGCTTGTCGATTCCCAGGTCTTTACCAATAAAGCCAGGGTTGACCATGCCGTTGGCTGCAAGCTGGAATTTCTGCTCATAAACAACGGAGTCGATGAACTCCATCACCTCGGCATAACCTGGTTCAGATCGATATCTGTTCAGGGTGTTCAGGGTGCAACCAGCGAACAGCGCGAATCCGTTGATCGTGAAAACGCGAACCTTGTGAACCAGGCTTTCGCTAACCTCACCCTGGAATGATGCGGTTTCAGCAGCTTTGATATGGTTCGCCTCAGCCCACTCGAAATAAGCGACCCCCATCTCAAATAGCTGCTCTGGAGTTATGCTCTTGGTTCTTGAGATCACCTCACCATACTTTTTGCGGTACAACTCTTTGAAGTTGCCGCGCTCTGTAATGCGCTCGTTTGCGCTCTTGATGTCTTTCATTTTTGCGCTCCTTTGTTGGTTGCCTGATTATACCAGATTGCAGACGAAAAAAAACCCGCCGAAGCGGGTTAGTTTTTATTCACTTTGCTTGAAGTTGCCCGACTTGTTCTTGCCAAGTCGCCAGCCTTTACCGGATCGCTTGATGCCCAACTTCACTTTGAAACGCTTGCTTAATGACTCTTTGCTTTTCTTTGGTGTGGGTTCAAGCTCTACGTAATGCAGCTTTTCTACTGCCTCGTTAGATCGTAGGATTTTGCTGATCTTTCCTGCTACCGTCAGGTAGCTACCGAGCACCTCCCAGCGACCACGCTTTTCTGAGTAGAACGCTGCCGCTAACACACCATCTTTAGCACACTCATGGATTCCAGCAGCAACGGCGAGGAAGGTTAAGCCGCCGCCGCAAACAAAGAAGATAATGCACAACAGGATCGTAGTAATCATGATGATTTCCTTACATAGTTAATTAACGCCTGGTGAGTATCCCAATCGACGCTCACGCTATCTTTTGCGGCCTTGACCGCTCCTTCTGCTGAGTCAGCTTCAAACTGACCAACGAGATCTTGCTTGCAAGTGGCGCACGCTCGGCCTAGCTTGCGGATTGTGATTTTGACGTCGTAAAGCATTCGTCAATCTCCTCTGAATGGTTGGGGGTTACGACTCCCCCCGGCGTCTACGCATTCACGGATGCCCGATTTATTTTATGTCGCCTTTCTCGGCAAGTTGCGCATGTAAGCGCCTCTTCTGTCTACGGTTGTTAATGTACCAGTCAGGGATGATGCCGTCAATCTACTTTTTCAAACTTTCCGTAATCAGGATCGTGAGGGTAGTCGATCGCGCATTGCTCGCCGTTATCGTTGTACACAAAAGCGAAACCGTCTGAGTCAACCTTCTCGACCGGATACTCACACCCAGCCATAAAGCAACCATCCATCAAAGATGTTACACACTTGATGATGTCACCCTTCTTGATCTTACTCATAATCGTTCTCCTTGCTGCCGACTCGCCCAGCCAAATAACCAGCAGTCCAGACGAATTTGTATCGGTCAATTAAAGTTTCAACTGGCTTGTGATGTTTGGTGATAACCTCAATCACAATGGCCTCTTTCTTTCGGTCTGCTTTTGGTAGCTCACTGACCGCGTCGTTAAGGCCGCGAGCGGATCGCTTGACAATGTTCCAGTGTGCTTCTGACAGTCCAAACATAAAAACATACCTCTTAAATTTACGCCTCTCACAATGCGATTGAGGCGCTTTAAACTATGGTGAAAATTATTTGTTTTGTGGGCTTGGTACGAAACCGCCGTACCAGGACAATACAACCGAGAGATTTCCAGCGAATTCCGCATTATTGCAGATGTCAGCGTTTCGCTGCCAGTGCTTGATGATGCGTTTAATGGTTCGGCGAGAAATCCTCTTGTGATCTGGCTCATAGCTGGCAACCATGTGACAATGGAAATCGCTGCCAATCCAGACATCATCAGGGATGTCTAAGAAAGTAGATTCGCCAAATGTCCCTGACATCAAAGAGCGAGGAACTCCATAGCGGTCAAAGTGAACCAGGACACACGCGGAACCTTCAACGCTTGGCGCGGTGTGAGCCATATAGATCGCACTTGCTGGCATATTGATAGTCAGTTTCATTCATTCTCTCCGTCGTTAAAGTCGACCATGATACATTTGGCACTGTTGCCGCGCAACCCGCGACCAAAAGTTTGCACAAGCTCCGGCTCCGGCTTTGGCTGCTGTAGGTACTGCTCGCGGAACCATGCAATCGTTGGCATTTGGTTGAACTCCTCAACCGTGCCGCCGAGTAGCGTTTGCTGCTCAAGCGCCTCGTTGTATACGTGATGCACGCTATCAACCGTTTTCCGATTGGTTGCCGTTCCTGTTTCGTACGTGTGAACCCAGATGATTTTCACTCTGCCACCTCGATATAATCGCCAAAGTCAACTGAAAGGTTGTCGCCTGCAAGAATGCTTTTGTCAGCATTGTCACGCTTTGCGCGAATCCAGGCAGTGCCACCGCCGTAAACGTCAGCGTAAAATCTTTCGTTAACCTCAATCCCGCACTCGTGAAGCGTGAGACTATAATCATCAAAGCGAGATTCTACGTTCACGATCTGAATCAGTTTATATTGTGCCTTGCTCATCTCTATAGCTCCGTTTGTTTCGATGAGTTCATTATGCCGGATTGCTCCGGCATTGTTTTAGCTTTTCGTGCTATTTCTTGCGAACTGTATCGATGATGTCTGCGGAGCGTTTCAGGTTAGAGGCGAAATGCTTGAGTCCGTCAATGGTTCGAATATCGAACGCCTCCATCAAATCCTCAAGAATTCCCTCATATTTCTGGCAATCCGACGCGTGAGCCGTGTTCAGTTTTCCGAGCCACGCGATGCTATCTACCAGGTTGAAACCTTTATCAGATCGGCGGTATGCTGGGAGGTGCTTGTCGAGTTCGACAACCGCCGCGTCACGCTCATCCTCTTTAACGCTCTGAGCGGGTTTAATCTTACCGATCTGAACTCTCACGTTTCCATCCGCGTCACAGACATTGAATGAATCTTTTTCAGACCCAACGATTGACTTGTGGGTTGTCGCCAGTCCTCCAAAGTGACCGCCAAGTGAGTACATCCCGCTACGGAATTTATCGTAAATGTGACCACCGGAACGACATGCATTTGTGATTGCTGCCTTTACATCTGAGTTGATCGTTTCTTGCAAGGTGTCAACCTGTAGCGCAAGCTCAAAGCTGTATTGTTTTTTCGGATCGCTGAATCCGTCTTTAACTGCAAACTTATATGCGAACTGCTTTTCACCGTTATCGTTGATGAACCAATACCCCGAATCCGTCAGGTTTGCCAGCACGTCATTTAAGACTGGGTAGGTTTTGAACGCCGTTACAGATCCGTTGATTCGGTTGGTTGCGAGTGCTTTGAGTGATAATTTCATGGGTGTTTCCTCTGATTGGTTGCTTTGCTTTAATGAGGTCACTATAGCAAAATGACCTCGCGCAAGATTAGCAATTCGTGCTATTTACCAGCATGACATTTCTTCGTAAACAGCATCGTTGAAAAGCTCTTGATCCACTTCCCACAACTTAGCCGAGTCGACATAGTCGCTTACGATCGTGTCCTCAACGAGAGAACCATCATTGTAGAAGAACGGCTCCGCATGCATGCGACCCCAGGCACGAGCCTGTTTCTTGCTCATGTTCCACCAGCGACGGGCATACATAGCAAAGGCGTTAATGACCATGTGGCGATAGCGGTTGCGCTTACGGATTACGGCGTTTTCGTCATACTCGTGTTCGATTCGAGCAACGAGCGTTTCACCGTTGAAAATGCTTGTCTCAACCAGGCAGACAACGCGATCTTGACCGTCATCGTCAGTAACACCAGTCCGGCTAATTCCGTAAACGTCTCCGTTTTCTCGCTGCCAGATATACGCGCCCTCGTTAGAGAAGTAGCGCTTGCCAGCCGTGAATCCGTTCATCGTGTATGGTGCGACGAATGAAACGGATGTTGCGCGCATGTATTTTTCTTTCATGTTAAATAATCTCCGTAATGGCTGATGAATGCATGTAAATATACTCACATGCCTTTTCCGGCGTAATTGGCTCGCCGTCCCAGTGGGTTCCTGTTGCGATTATCTTTGCTGTAAGTCCAGCCACGATATCGCTTTCGATGGTTATACACGCGATACCCTTTGACATGGTTTGGTTGAAGTTAATAATGACCTGGCTGTCGTCAGCGATAGATTTAGTCACCATATGTAATACTTCAGCATGTCTCATCATTTTGAATTTCTCTTTCGTGTTGGGATGAACACAATATACCAGTCAGCGAGCATCCCGTTTTAGCAATTCGTGCTATTTGCCGGATTCTTTATACCAGCGCTCGCACGCGTCACACTGACAACCCTTAACCCCATCTGCAAAAGAGAAGTCATCCATCAACCAGGGGACGAAGCTCATCCGAATGACCAGGAGGTTGCGGCCTCTGATCTTCTTGGCTTTGAACTGTAGCCCCGCGTTCTTTGCGTACTCCTTGCCAACCTCGCGAATACGTTTCATCGTCATGCCTGGCGGCAAGTCGTGCATGTAGTGAGTTTTAACCCCTCCAGCCGTGGAAGGGTAAAAGCGCATGTTTTCGCCGTCCACCGTTTACCCCTGCATTAACATGTAAGCCGTTACCAGGATTGCGCCAGCGAACAGGATCGCAAGCTCAATCCGGCGCTCGTTGCGTAGCTTCTTCTGGTGCTTTTCGAAGCTGCTGTCAACCATGCGGAACAGGAACACGCCGTTACCGAGTCGTGATTGATACAGGCCAGCAGAGCCAGGGACCGGATTCAGGTAGAGCGGGACGCCGAATTCGTCAAAGATGACTTTGGTTGTCGCCGCGCTGCTTTCGTTAGCGATGTCGTAAGCCTTACCCTCTTTGATGAGGCCTTTCACTGGTGAGTTGACACATAACAGTTTCATGATTCCACCTTCTGGTAAGTTTCTGGATCTAAGCCCCATGGGAGTTTAGTTTCCTGGTTGATGTCGTTCTTGTCGACCTCTTGAGCGTTGGCTACTGGCTGACCAATGCCGTTAAACTTCCACTTTCCTGATTTGGTGCGAAAGTAGATACCGCCGCCCCAGCCAAAACCATGCTCTACGGTTTTGTCGCTGACGTGGTAGTCGCCTAACTTATTCTTTACGATCATGTTCGAATCCTCTCGTTTGGTGTGATCTCACTATAGCAATACCACGCCTGGATGTTTTAGCTTTTCGTGCTATTCTCAATGACCTTGATGATTCGCTCTTTTCGAATGGGAGCCTTGCTCTCGTTCAGCCAGTAGCGAGCCTGGAATAGTGAGCCGCAAATCTCTACCGTCACCCACCAGAAGAACGCAACGCGCAACTGAATGGCGTATCGCTTTACCGGATCGCCAAACGCCGTTGTGGTTTCGATTACTGCAATTCTGTAGTGGCGCATTTCCGGCTCCCGTTGATTAACTGGATTGACAGAACCACATAGCCGATCTGGAACTCATCACCGCTTAGCTTGTGAAACTCATCCAGATCCAGGACGTGAGAGATCACAGCGGAAACCTCATTACCCGTATGCCCGTTGTCATACTCGCGCAATCGGATAATATCAAACTGCTCAAAGTTGCGGTCATTGCGACGGTACTCCGCCGTTTTCAGCCCCAGGCACACGTTGCGGAAATGCTCGGGAGCAATCTTCAAATCGTGGTGCTTAGGATTTACGTTGATTTTTGATGCCATTTAAACGCCCTCTATCGCTTTGTGAGGGGAGTAAATTCTCCCCTGGTGGTTTATCGTCTTAGTGGAGTTCGCCGCTCTTGAGTGTGTTCCAGTGCGCGAACGGGTTATCTACAACATCACACGTCGCTCTTGTGTCGTACACCCCTGGGATGGTGTAAAGGTAACGCATGGGCTTATCAAGCCATTCGTCACACAGATGATGATGTTCAGGACGCATGAACGGTCGCATGTCACGGATGTCCACGAAAACTGAATCTCCAGGCTTTGCCGCGTAATCCGGATGCGAGCTTAAGGTTTCACCTTTGACGATTACACCATCCATACCTTGCGCGGCCATGTAATACGTATCGACGAGCTTAACGAATACTTGCATGCTAATTTCCTCTGATTGGTTGCTGTTGCTTCAATAAGGCCACTTTAGCAAATGGCCTTGCGGAAGGTTTAGCAATTCGTGCTATTTCGCAACCCAGTAGAATTTACCTGGGGCGCAATAATATTCTTGCTCCTCGACAGTTTCAGGTAGAATCAGCTTTCCTACAATAACCGTAGTGTTTCGCGTTCGCTCGTTACCAGTCAGAGCACAGATAACTTTTCCTTCATCATCGACGCTGTTCACCAGCTTGTGAATGCGATATCCCTCGGACACTGTAGCCCCGCCGATTACAGCAGCCACGATAGCCAAGGCAGCAAATAAGGATAATCCCTTGTCAACCTTTTTCATTGATTCGCTCCAGTTCTTCCGCGCCGCGTACCAGTTGAGCGGCAATTTCACGCAACACTTTCGGATCGGAGAATACACCGCACCCCGTAGTGCTCCAGGTCATGATCTCGACGTGCGTGTCGTGGCAGTCAACAGTTAAGCCGTCGCCGTCCTCGTCATGGTACTCTTTGGTTTCGAAGGTTTTCATAGTTTCACCTCGTTATATTCGCAGAAGTCAACAACAGCCGGACACTCTCGCGGATGCTCCTGACCCTTAATCACTTCACAGCCGTTATTATTCAAATGGCAATAGTGGCAGTGGGATGACCCCGCCGCCGCTATCACGATGACCAGGCCGTCACACTTGCCGCCACCGAACCGATGCGGGAAACTATACGCTCCACACGTGCAGGTTACTTGACGGCGTGCCATTACAGGATCTCAGCTTCAGGGTTGCCGCACAGGTCATCAACCTCATGCAGCGCCCAGGACAATCCGCACCCTTCCAGGCCGTTACCAAAGATTGCCGGATTCATGCCGATAGCAACGCATTCGGACATTGGCACTTTTGCGAAAACTGGCAACCCGCTTTCAGACTTCACAATCTCAGCGTTGACGATAACAGGGAAGGTGCGAGGCTTGAGCCATACTTTCAGATTGTCGCTGTCACGGAAATATCCGTCAGTGAGTAGACGAACGCGAACGAGGTTGGTTTTCTTTTTCATGGTATTGCTCCGTTTGTTTGGTGTAACTGCATTATGCCCGATTGCGTCGGGCGGCGTTTAGCAAAAAGTGCTATAGTCGGATCTTTTCTAGCAGGATCTTGACCTTCATTAACTTGCGATTGCAACGCGCCCTTTCGTAAGTGTTGCCACAAAGCCAGTAGATTCTGATCCAAATCTTCTTGATTGGGTGCCAGATGTAGAAATCAAATCCGATTTTTGCATAGAACCCCGCTCGGAACACCCAGGCCTCAGCGCTAATCATATGCAAATCTCCTCATCTGAATCGGTGAATACTGAGATGTCGATGCTGATTGTGCGACCTTCGCAATAGTTGCGCCTGTCGTTGACCTCTCCGCTTAAGAGAAATGCGCTCTTGCTTTCCAGCATGTCAGCCAGTTTGCGGAGTGCGGAGATAGCCTCCAGGGTGCTTGTTGTCTGGTTGATCTGAATCATGATTTAATCCTCGTTTCGTTTCAGTGGGGCTATTATGGCATAGCCCCGATCAGGAGTTTTAGCAATTCGTGCTATCCAGGATGAATCGCGTGAAATCCTCGTGGTCAACGATGAAACCGGATCGGCTCACCCCGACAGGGTTAGCGGCCTGGTATGCCATCTTTTTATCGCTGATGTAGTTAAAGAATTGATGACCATATCCGTGCAAGGCGAACAGTCCAGTCTCAACCATGAAAGCGACGTATCGAACGTTGATAGGGCTGTGCTGTTCAACGATGCCAAGGATAATATCCTTGTTGCTGACACCCATCTTTCTGGCAAGTCGCACCTGATTGTGAATTTCCTCAGCCTTCTCTACGATCTCGATTCTTTTGTCCTGGTATGCCATTTCTCTTTCCTCACTGGTTGGTATGGGTGCATTATGCCGGATTGCTCCGGCTCATGTTTAGCAATTCGTGCTATCAGATGGATTTCTTCGCGGCCTTGTATGCTTCTTTGAATGCTGGAACATCTTCGATCTCAATCCAGAAGCCGGAGCCATAACCATCTTCATAGCAAGGGCATTGGTCGCAGTAGTCGCCCCAGGTTTTCTCTTCGCCACCGAGGGAGAAGCCAGTATCCATTGCACAAAGCGCCTCTTCAACAACTTCGATCTTCTCGGCGTCGTTATCCATGATGACAAAGTTCCACTTGCCGTTGTATTCGCTACCGAGTTTGATTGCTTCGCGCTTAAGTTTCATGACGTTTTCCTTTGTGCCTTTCGTTTCGTTGAGATAATAATACCAAAAGCCAGGGGTGCTGTTTTAGCAAAAAGTGCTATTTTGGGCGGTTTTACGTGTTTTTGCGGAAAAAATCCTCCGTAAATGCGGCCTTGTAAATCATGTACTTAGTTAAATCGCGGAGGATTGCGCCGGAACCATCCTCCGTAAAATCAGCTCATTTTATGACCAAGCAACTCATATACAATAGTATATAATAATACTATATATATATGTAATATAAGGGTTTTTATATATATTATTACTATATTACTCTATTGGTATATGTCTCTCTCTTCATAGTTTACGGAGGATTATGCGGATTATTGGACTATTGCATTTTTTCTCTACGTGTATGAGCACATCACTTTCACATCATTTCTCTATGTATACATATACCAGCCCCAGCACAAAAATCGACATTATCCGGCGTAAATCTCTCGCAGACCAGACGCACCAAGGGCTAGAGCCGAATTGCAAATCCTCCGTAATCCTCCGCAACCCTCCGCAGCACATCACGCACACCAGGGAGGGGAAACGATGAGCGTTATCTCTGAATGGTTCGCTGCATTGAGTCCGAAAAATCCTCCGTAACTTTCCCCAAATCCTCCACAGAAATTTCCACGAGCACCAGGCGAACAGCGAAACACCATCTCTACCCCTCTCAACTTAATGCATATCAGGCAATAATGAGAGTCGACTTTTGCAATCACAGCAACAATCACTATTGCTATATGAGCAACAGTGTTATGAGATCATGAACAATACAGCAACAATATAGTCATTTTGACACTCTGCGAGAAATAGCACTTTTTGCTAAACCAATCAGGCTCGAATGGTGCATAATCATCTCATCGGAACATAGGAGGCGCATCATGGTAACTATTCAAGGCGCGATCGATTTTGCCACTGACAATGGCGTAGTTGTTGGGGCTACATTCACGGAGGGTATGCTTGAACGCAAATACTTCCGCGTTAAGCGTGGCGATAAGCAGTTAAAGGTTGAGCATTGCGGCGGTAAGAAATGGCGTATCGTCAAGGCTGGTTTTAAGCCTCAAACCCAAGCTCATTGCATCGTTGACGCTGTAACTGAGTTGCTTGATGGTGATCCGGTTCAATAGCACTTTTTGTTAAAACGCGTTCGGGGTGATGCGCTATCATTACCCCATCGAAACAAGGAGACATCTCATGAAAGCACCTAACATTGCACACGCGGCAGCTTACGCCGAGTACGCTTGTCAGACATTCACCATGAAGCACGCAAAGAACTACCTTCGTGATTGTGGTCTTGACCTGGCACCGTTTGAAGTTGCGCTTAAGGCTCGCCGTAAAGAGGTGTTTCTCGACGAGATGTATTCCATCCAGGCTAACGAACGTTGGAGCAAGAAATGAGTTCAACCTCTCACGCGTCATCACTCCGTTGCGTCAAGTGCGGCGTTCGGGATCAGGTTCGCGTTCTGAAAATGAAGGGCAAGCGTTATGTGTGCGAATGCGCTTGCGGTCATACTTACTTATCCGAGTCGGTAGCGGCTGGGGCTGAATATAACAGGAGCAAGAAATGATCACCAACAACGAATCAAAGCTCGTATTTGTCACGATTGGCGAGCGTGAGTATTCCCGTATGAAGTATGCAAGCGGTGAGTGCTTTTACACCGTCAAGACTAATCGACTTGATCAGCACTGCCGATATGTTTGGCGTGCGGTTAACCATCCGGTAACACAGGCACGAATTGACGCCGCTATTGAGGAGCAAGGCAAATGAAAAACTATTTTCTGTCACTGGCGATTAATGAAGCGCTTGAGCATGGTATTGACGTGCAGCGCAATCACAACTCAATCGGTCACACTGAGGTTGTCGTGTCATGGAATTGGGAGTTGGTTCGGCGCAAGGTTTACACAACGGGCAACGCGATCGGTCAGGCGGCATTCATCAGCCGCACTGTTGATATGATCATGCAGGTGGTTAACGCCAAATTCCATGGCGTACTGTACCAATCAGCGAGCGGATTAGATTTCGCTGTCATTGCGGGTAATTCGTTCGTGTGGGATCGGAGTCTTAAGTTGTGGCAACTTGCGATCTCATCCGTTCATCATATCGAATCAACCATGAAGCGGATCGGAGATATCAAGGTTCGTCGCACTAAAATGTACTGGCCGGAGGAAATTTAATGAATCGCGTTGACGGTGTTATCTTCGAAGGAACTCAAGGGACTTTCTTCTGTAGCGATAGCCAGCCTCTTGTGTATCGCTGGAATAGTTATCGCAAGTGGTGGGAGTACATCCCAATGAATCAGACCAACAATCAGATCTGTGAGGAGTACATTCGCCAGGTTCATTCCGGTCGATGGTTCAACGCATCGGTAAGGCCTGAGTTGCTTTGCTCCGGCATCCGGTTTAAAGGAGTGAAGAAAGCAAGACGTTTCGCCTGAATGGTCAAAAACATTAAAGGCGGATGTTCCGCGCCGCCTTTCCAAATAGCACGAATTGCTAAAACAGATCTGACTGGCTTTGGTATAGTTATCTCAACGAAACATAGGAGAGACACCATGAAACTGGACATCAAAGAAGTAAAGAAAATCGCCTTAGAAGTTGCTGACCTTGTAGATGTTCACGGATGGTCACTGTCCGCTGCAAAAGCTGAGTTCAAATCAAGAACTGGCGGGGTTGTTAAGTCAGCCAACAGTAAAGACAAATTCACCAATGCTCTCAGAAAATTCGCTAAGTGAGGTAAATCATGAAACGTATCACCGCAATCATTATCGCAACTGCTTGCATCCTTGGCTCATCCTGGGATGTTCAGGCAGAAAAAATTACTGTAGAGGCTCCGGTTGTTAACTCGGTTGACCTTTGCAACGAAGGTCGCCAGGCTTACGCCGATAACGTTCAGCTTGGCACTGTGATCGAATGGCTCAACCATTCAACGCTTGACGTTGAAGATAAGAGCGTATTTCTTGAATGCTTCATTGACGAGGGGCGCAAATTATGAAACTCAAATGTGTTCGCGTAATCGCGTCGACAGACAAGAAGATCCTGACTCCTTTTAAGGAGAAGGAAACTTATGAGGCCACGCCTTTAACTGTTGACGGCAAGCAGATCCCGAATGAGTTTGTTGTCAAGGGTGAGCGTCAAAAGAAAACAGGCGGTGACTTCATTGTCATTTCCGGCTGGCCTGCTGGGGTTTGGTTAATACCTGGCGTTGCAAAGTTCGAGGTGGTTGAATGAAAAATGTAAACGTAAGTATCTCTCTATATTACGCTCCGGTTGAGACTGTGAGATCTGTTTCCGATGCCGTTGAGAGAACAACCGCTGAGATATTGGAATTGCAGAAAGCTGAGATTATCGCGGCGTGTGATCGATTCTTCCCTCAGGGATATAAGGCCGCAGATAACGCTAATTTAATCAAGTTGAGCTTTGCTGATGGTGGAATTAACCTGATCAACCACAACGGCGACTTTATATGTTTCGTTGGTTATGTTGAGCCTGGGTTTAACTTCCCTGACGGATATTCGCGAGCACATTATAATTCAACAGTGAACTTTAAATTCAGAGCTTTCGACGGAAAGACAACCCGCGATTAAATAGCACGAATTGCTAAAGACAAATATAGAGTAAGGCGGTAAACTTTACTCAATCCAACAAAACAGTAAGGTAATGAGATGTCAAACAAATTCAGCGTCACCGAAATTATGAATAATGTAGCTGTTAATGGCTCTGTTGATATTCGCACGAGCAAAGGCCACAATATTAAGCGCCTGGTGATAACTCGCTCAAGTATCGGTAGCGTTATTTTGTGCAAGAATAACGAAACGGGAATTAAGCGTGTTAGCATTGAATCAGCTATCCGTTTGGTTAATGAAATGCTCCCAATCATTTCCGAGGTGAAATAATGAAAGCTGGTGATCGCGTTCTCATTGAAATAAACGGCGAGTCTCATCACTGTGATGTGATCGCCAGCGAATTAAAATCCGTAATTATTCTGGTGAATGAAGAAGGTGAGCAGGTGGCAAAAATCCAGCAGTTTTGGAGAAAGACCGAGCCTGTTTTAGGCGAAAATCCTAAGCACGTTCCAACATTAAAAAATGGAAAGGTAAGGCGTGTTTGTTGTGCGAAAGGATGCGGTGTTGTATACGAAGCACGAAAATCTGATTTAGATCGCGGCTGGGGCTTGTGTTGTAGCAAGTCATGCGCCGCCGCATACAGGAGACAAAAATGAACCGTTCAGAGAGATTCCGCTATTATGAAGCTCGCAAGGCTGGATTAGATCCGGAGTGGGCTGAGAAGGTTGCAACTCAAGAGATCACCCTTGATGATGCTCTTGGCGATATGGATATGATCGCAGAGAGTGGCGCGGTAGTTCCGACGATGGTTGCCGATGACGGAATGACGTATTGCAATGACGAGTGCCGGAAGAATGGCGCTTGCAAAGAATGTATCCCTTTCTGGTGAGGTGAAAATATGGTTGTATGGTCATTGTTCGACGGCTCCGGAATTATGGGTTTACCCTGGGCGGAGCATGGTCACACGGTTTACTGTTTCAATGCTGACTCAGGAAATCATGGTGAGTATGTCGTGAAGATGAATCACCCCCTGGTGCGTTACGTCAACATGTGGATCGATAAGGACTTCCTCATCAAGTGCGATCTACTTGGAATTCCGCGACCTGACATTATATTCGGGTTCCCTGATTGCACGCTATTTGCTCAATCCGGCGCTAAGCACGAGCGCGATGATAACGAAATGGATTACGCTTTTGAGTGTGCCAAGGTTGTCAAGAATATCGGCCAGGATCTTAACATCCCATGGATGATTGAAAATCCGGTAGGGAAGATGTCGAACAAGGACAAGCTCGGTAAGCCGAACTTTTATTTTCATCCTCGTGATTTCGGTTATTACGTGGATGCTCGTGAGGGTTCCTGGCATCCGAAAATGCCATTGCGAGACGGGTACACAAAGAAAACCTGTATTTGGTTCGGTAACGGGTTCAAGGAGCCAGTTAAGATGGAGTTACCGAAGGATGAAGGGATCATGTTCTTTTGGGGCTGGAAGTTCCTCGGCGGAAAGTCTGCCAGGACTAAACAACTCCGGTCACTGACTCCTCGCGGGTTCGCTCGCGCCGTATTCCAGGCCAACCGAAAATAGCACTTTTTGTTAAACCCGCTTCGGCGGGTTTTGTTACATTAGCCCCATCGAAACGAGACAACAAGAGGATCTCAAAATGGCTAAGTCAATCAAACTGAAATGCACAATGTCACTGACTAAAACATTCAACGCCAACCATATGATAAAGGCAAAAGTTGACGATGAGGGGAATGTGACTGTCGGCAAAGGAAAGGAAAAAATTGCCCTGTCTGTTGGCGTTAGCGGTGACATCTTTATCTCAAGTGGCGGAGTAGTTGCGGCAACGTTCGTTGAACTGAAAACCAAAACCCTCAAGTGCATGTCACTTGATCACAAAAACCCAATGAAGAAATCCTTCAAGGTTGGCAAGCGTTACCAGGTCGATTCCGGTCGGGCGCTCGGCGGTGTAGCTGGCTACATCTTTGATGAGGACGGTTGCCCGTGGAACCTGTACCGCGAGGACGTAGGTTTCAGTGTCGCTGATGGAACAACTTTCGAAGCGAAATATTTGTAAGCGCCCCAACTGGCTTTTTGACTGATAGTGTTTTATGATCGGCGGTGTAATATTCACCGCCTACTAAGGAGCAAAGATGTTTGACAACATGCAACAAACCATGACGCCGCAGCAGATTATTGTTATCGCAGAGAATGAGGGGATCTCACCTCTTCGCGTGGCAATCAAGGCTAATGGTTATCGTCACTCTTCGTCATTCTGGACGGAAGTTAAGGACGTTGACGGCGGCAATGATAAATATCCGGTAATCTCCCTCGGTAACGATCTGGACATCGTCGGAAAGCTATCTGCTAACGCGGCGCGTTCTGTTCAGTTTCCGGAGTCATCCGCATACATGCACTTCCTGGCGTGCGTGTCTGCTGCAATGCTGGGGAGATTCACCGTTGACTATCACGGAACAGACCAGCCAACATCACTTTATGTCGTGACCAGTCAGCCGCCGTCGACAGGGAAATCAGCCATTAACTCAATGGCAATCAAACCAATGATTGCAGAAGTTGATCGCATTAACGAGCAGCGCAAGAAGGAGCGCAAGCGTTTAATGGCTAAGATCTCAGCCTGCAAAACTGAACTTAAGGGAGAGAAATCAAAGTCCGATCTCGCCTCGCTTTATGAGGAGTTGGAAGATCTGGAGGAGAAGTTAGAAAAGATGTGCGACATCGTTTTTCCCGTATCCGATACCACGCCAGAAGGATTGGCGCGAATCAACAACCGTCAAGGCAACTTCTCGGTAATATCCGATGAGGCGACGAGTATTAACTCCCTTCTTGGTATGACATACCAGGACGCGAGCCGGAAAACGAACAGTGAGCTTGTCCTTAAGGCCTGGGATAGCGGGCACGTATCTATCGCTCGTGCAAACGCTGACAACAACATGAGTTTTGTTGCCATGGGTGCCATTGCGGTCATTGCTCAGGACGAGACGATTGAGGGCATTATGGCGGCTGGTTCACGCGGTATCGGTGTTTCAGAGCGTTTCTTGCTGGTTCGAGAAGAATCATATCTCGGTCGCCGTAAGTTTGTTGACGAGAAGGGTAACAGCACATACACCCCTATCGACAGTGAGCTTGTCGCGAAATACTACAAGCTGATTCACGAGATCATGAGCGAGACAGATATCAAGCTGAAAGTTGGAACTGCTGCAATGAAGTACCTGAACCGAGCGCGCCAGGAGATGGAGCCGCACTTGGCTGACGGCGGGAAGTATTCTCACACGATGTTGCGCGGGGCTATGGGTAAGTTTGACAAGCAGGCAATTCGAATCGCATCCGTAATTCACGTGATCCGGAACTGGTCAAGCGATAACTCTAATCCTCAGAAGTCAAAGACGATCGATCTTGACACCATGCAGGAGGCGGTTGCGATGTTCTATGAACTGAGCAAGACCTATCTTTCATCCGCTAACTCGGCTGGTCATGCTGGTGATGACGCTGAAATGAGGGTATTGGTTGACTTCATCGTTAAGCGAGGGAAGAACGCGAAAGGCGTGATCAAGTTCCGCTCAATCTATGAGGGTGTGCGAAAGATCAAGCCTTTCTTTGGTCAGTCTGGAGTTACGAAGCGCATTCGTGATCACCTGCTACCAAGGCTTGAGGGATTAGGGTACGTCTGCCTGATTGGTGATGACGTTTACATTAACCCTCGTCTACTGGGGTAATCATGTTCATTCTTGATCTGTATCGGTTCGCAGAGTCACGGCGGGAATTTACCCGCCAGGAGCTATCTATGTTTGTGTTTGGTCATCGCGAGTGTGAGCGATTAGCCAGGAGCGCCGGAGTTACTCCTAAACAATTCGCCGCCTGTGTTGGTCGCGAGTTTATACCTCGTCTTTGCACTCTTGGCTATCTGGATATGTCCGGAGGAAAGGCTTGGGTGAAGAGCAAGGAGAACAGACCATTTGACTTTGAGCTACACTCACTTGAAGCGAGCGAGAGCCTTTACATGAAGGAGATGATGAACATCGGAAAGCTGGATGACGAGTATCTTTTCAGGAGGCATGAAATTGAAAGAGCAAGATCCTTACATGGAGGCGCAAACGGTAATTGACTCTATAGTAGAGTGCGTTGCGGTGAACCAGATAAGTGGGGAGGGGCTTAACTGCGCCCTCCTTTCGATGCTGACAACCAGCATGAGGGCTAGCGGTTACTTTGAGCACGGTCTTAACGACGAGGACGGCGTTTGCATTCTTCATGTCAAGCTGTATGAATAGCACTTTTTGTCAAACCCGCTTCGGCGGGTTTTGTTATATTGGCTCCATCGAAACGAGAGGTGCTATCCATGAAACAATATCGCGTAAACTTTAAATCAAATCCTCGCACCGATGAGCGCAAGGTTGAAACGGTTGAATTGCCTGATTGCGTCCCATTCCATGCTGTTAACCGAGCAATATGTGCGACGCTGGTTGCCTGTATGGGTTACGAATTTGCGTCAGATCCTATAATGGTATCAAGTCCGGTAACTATCCACGCTGTTGAGTGTGGAATCCCTTACTCTGTTAAGGATTCGGAGAACATTGACATCCTGGTATAAAAAAGGAGCCGTTAGGCTCCTTTGTTCTTTCTGCGCGTCGCGTAAATGGTTACTGCGAGAGCGCCAACCATAAGACCAACAACGAACATCCCAGCCGCCATTTCCCAGGCGTAAGACTCGTTGTTACGGATCTCGATCTTATCAGCCTTAATCATATCTGCTGTAATGCTTGACGCGTTTACACGCTTGGCATTGGAGCTATCAACCGCCCCGACAGAAGAGTCTTTGATCGTGTTGTCAGACTTGCTGGACTGGTCAATTTTGCTGTTCAGACCGAGGGTTTGTTTCGTATTCTCGGCTCCGGCCTGTGCTGTGACATCCGGCTTGCTACCGATCAGACCAGTCAGAGCAGACGTAGCAGAGCAACCGGATACGACTAAAGCCAGAGATACGCAACAAGCGATGATTGTCTTTTTCATTTCAGATCCTTAACGCAATATTGATATTCAACAGCGCGACGGTTTTTCAGGCCTTTCGAGACCTCTTTCTTTCCGGTTTTTGGGTTGTAGAAGTAAATCCACTTATGCAACTCGCCGCAAGCCTCCCATAGACGCCCCTGGTTAGTTAAACGCAACAGGGTTGATGAGCGGAAAGCTCCTTGACCAGCGTTGAATGTGAAGCTATACAGAGCGGATCGCATGGTGTCAGGGATTTCAACCTTGACAGCTTTATCGACAGCCCTTGCAGCAACGCCGATGTGCTTTTCTAACAGCTTGTCACACTCTCGCCTGGTGTATGTCTTGCCCCAAACTACATCCGAACCCGTGATTCCTTCGCACACGGTTGGGACGCCTGCTATGTCGATATATGGGACATAGTGAGTTCCCTCAAGCTGGGAGAGTAACCCAGCAGTAACGAGCATGACGCCAGCTAGCGTTGATTTTATGATGTTGTTCATTTACTTGCTCCTGATCCGGACGGCCTCTTTCACGTCGCCGTTTGCCAGTGCCTTGTGTAGAGCTTTTGAGTCCTTCCAGCGCAAATATGCGCCCCAGGCTCCAAAAGCAGTCATGATGATTAAGCCGATTCCGGCAATGATAAGCTGACCAGCCGCCGCGCCGCCAAGGGTAACGCCGCCGCCAGTGCCAGCGATAGAGTTAATAAAGTCTCTCATAACGTTAGCCTTGGTTGATGGTGAAAGTTGGTTCAATAATAACCGAAGAGAGAATGGAATGGAACAACGCAAAAAGGGAGCCTAAAGGCTCCCGTAGTGGAAAGTGTTGATTTTACTTCTGAATATCTACCGGAATAAATTCAAGGTAGTGACCATTTAACGGTGCGTGAATAAAGTCTGATGTGTTAACGCCAGTCATGTAACTGATCTTGTACTGCCCTCCGATATCCTCCGCGTTATATACGCCATTAACAGCGAAAGGAAGTGTTTTAGAATCGTTGCGAATGCATTTTACAGCGATTGATTTTGACATTTTAGAACCCATTGAAGTTAGAAGCCAAAGTGATAACCCAAATCATAAAGCCAACAACCATGACGCCGCCAGCAGTAGAAAGGATGTAGTTGATTGCGTTTTTCATGGTGTATCTCCTGTTTGGGTGTTTCGTTTCGTTGAAAAGATAATAGCGCATTCCGTTGCGCCAGTTTTAGCAATTCGTGCTATTTCAACCCGACAATTGAAAGAATATCCAGCGCCGCCACAACTGGTAAACCTTCAGTTAGCTGCACGTCAAACTCCTGGTAGTCATACGTTGGACTATTGGCGTAGAGCGGCAGGTTGACATAATCGCGAGAGTCTCCGGCAAACGTGTAGCCGTCACGATGTAGTCGAACCAGGCGAACCGGAACGCCAGTTTCGATCAAGGCTATGGTCTCGCTCTCAAACCCGCCATCACTGACAACTCCGACATAGTAGCCGTCATTCTCGTGCATTATGTAATCGTCATAAAGCAGATTCCCAAAATGCTGGTCTCCAAAGTGCGGTTTAATAACGCTCTCACTTAACCAGATCATGAACTGACGAGGGCTTGAGCCGTGAAGCAGATCAAGAGGCTTTTCTTTTCGCTCGCGGTTATTGTAAGCATCCATAAATTCAGCAAACCCCATATCGCCAAGCATGGCCTTAGCCATAGCAAACATTGGTTTTTTGAAGCTCAGTTGTGAAACCTCATGCAGATCCGCAATTGCTTGCTGAATGGTATCTTTTCCGGCTCCGGCTGGTGCGTTCAGAATAATAATCATGATCTCAATCCTTTCTGTTTAAATCGGTTCTGGTGTGAAGTTTGTCGCCGTAGTCGCAAACCTGGTAAACGGTAAGGCCCAGGCCGCGCAGATGTTCAATAACACTCGGGCTATCATCCCAAGCCGCTACGATATTTTCAAGACCAATGCCGCGCAAATACTCCTCCTTGATGATAGTGTCTCTGCGATTGTCGGTCTTTTTGCGCATCTCAATATGGTGATAGCGAGCGCCGTTATCCTTCAGCCATTTCACGGACTCATCATATACATGATCACTTCGACCAGTCAGGATGATGACGTAGAACCCAGCGTCATACATTGCATTCATCACGTCAATGGTGTCCTGGATTGGAGCATCATCAACACAGGCAGCGTTAAAGGGAATCCAGGTTTCCGTTAGGTGCTGGTCTTTCGTTGGCAGCAGGTGCAGACGGTGAGTTCCGTCAGATAATGTTCCGTCGTAATCAAAAATAACAACTCTTGGAGCGTCGTAGTAAGGTTCAAAAATCATGTTGATGATTCCCCTGGTTAAGGGGCGATAGTCGCCCCTGGTGGTTATTTACTTGCTCATTTCTGGTCGATACACGAATCGACCAATCTCGCCAAACTCTTTCGAGTAAACGATGACAGCAGCCTGACGGTAAGAGCGCCAGCCACCGCGAGCCGCATACGCATCCTTAGCTCCGAGTTGACCGTGAACCTCATCAATACCCAAGCTATGCTCGGTGATTGTCTGGTGGTGCCAGTGTCCGGAGTGGGTGTAGATGTACTTGCTAGATCCGAACTCCTCACGGAAATCCGTAGCCATTGCTGCAAGTCGCGTCTCAGCTTTTTTCATGGTGTGACCATGAGTATAACCGAGCAGTGTTTTACCCCATTTCGTGCGGTGTAAAATCATAGGGCTAACGTCAACCTTAACGCGAGGCTCATCCTCATAGAACGCCGCCATTGCAGCACGGAGCCAGATCATACCCGCCTGGTCATGGTTGCCCTCAATAATCTGGATCTCAACTTCGTTGTGCTTGTCAAGCATTTTGGAAACGGCGCGACGAACGGATCGGATAGCGACGTGAACGAGTTTTGCATAACGAGAGTCCTGATCCAGGACGTGACCGCTTGCAGGTGTTACAGCGTCAAGCCCGTCAGAGTGAAGGAAGTCACCGCCGATTAACAGAACCGCTTTCTCTGCGTTAGGTGCGATTTCAACAGCGTAATCAAAGAAGTCCTTAAGAACTTTCTCAGAGATGTCTGTTGAATAGTTCTCTCCGCATTCGTGCTTGTGAGCCATAGCGCCAATGTGCAGATCGAATACCGGATATAGTGCGAGTTGACCCTCAACAAACTTTACGTCAAGCATTGGTTGAGGCTTGGCTCGTGGGATCTCAATGCAAAACGCATCGATAGCGGCGTCCATCATTGCAGCCAGCTTTTCGCGATCCTGATCCGTCTTAACCCAACGGACAATCTCAGTACCGTCCTCACGAATCATGGTTGATGTTCCTTTGACGGCGAACCCTTCCGGAACATGTTTCGATACGTGAGCGTTACCGTGACCGTGACCTTTCTTTGCCAGGCGAGAGCATCGCTGCTCAATGGTTCGGATGTTCATGCCGTACTCTTGAGCGATCTGTCGCTGAGTCTTCCCCGCTTCTCGCTCTGCGATCAACTGCTCGTCTGTGATTTTCTGTTGCATGTTTATTCCTTAGTTGTAAATCATGATGGTTTGAAAGAGTGCGACAACTGCAATTAGTGTCGCCAACGGGATCAAAGCGTATCGCATTACTCCACCTCTTTCAACCAGTAATCAAGCTCGCACGGCTCAAAGGCGCGATTCGCAGTAGAGTTTTCTGACGGAACCATCATGCATGATAATGGTGATAAGTAAGCCTCGAAAACTTTACCGCCGCCGTAGCAAATAACGTCCTTGTGATCTGGAGGCAACCAGTCAGCAAAAGGAATCTCACGGAACTTTATGTTCCCCCTCCAGGTTATGGAGTAAACTGTTTCGTCAAAACTCAAGCCTGGTAAGTTCATTTTTTGCCTCTTGCCTCTTTGAGATATTGGTCAAGCGTTTTTTCTGGTTTAGCTGCAACCGCTATCTTGTGGAATTTGCGAGGGCGCTCGTTTAAATATGTGAGTTTTCCGCCGTCGCCAGGAGTAAAGATATTAATCTCTTTGATGTCGAAGTGTTTAGCAATTCGTGCTATATCTTCATCAATCCCGCACTCTTTTGCGTGCTCCCATACTGCCGCCCTACCCTCGCGAATATCCATTATCCAAAGTCCTCCGGACAATCTGCGATCATCTCGTGCAGGTCTTTCATGATGACGGCGTGCCATTCTTCAATCGGGATATTCTCCACCTCCTCGAATGACATATCAAGCGAATCAGCAAGCTCGAAATGGTCTTTGTTATATCCGGCCTCAACCAGAACTAGGACAACCAGAGCGCGATATACAGCCCACTTATCAGACTTTGAAAGATTTTTGTTGATGTTCATTATTTTACGCTCCGTTTCTTAGCACGCTTGCGGCTTACGCCTGGGCAAATTTCAGTAATTGGGATGTAGTGAGTTTTCTGCTCCTCACCCTCTTCAAGCTCTCGCATGATAAAGATCACAGAGCCTTTGTTATTTCCGTCAACTGGCTTTCCGGTGAGAGCCGAGATGAAAGATAGCCGTCCGGTTCTGGCATACTCTACGCCGTCGACGATTTCAATATCGCCCTCGATCCAGATGATTTCAGCGGCATTACGGCGAGCTTCAGCGAACCATGCCGTAGAGTTATCGCCAGGCAGTAGCATGTCAATCTGATTTCCATGCTCCATTTGCTCAATGGCTTTCTTTACGAAAACGTCAGGGTGCGAGTATGGAGGGTTGAGCCAAACGTGCTTGTTCTTGCCCCACCAGCGTTTCAGGCAGTCGGTTTTTTCGTCGTAGAACTTTTCACAAACCGCGTTACTTTCGCTTGCCGCCGCGTCAAGATCGTACTTGCCGAAACGCTTTTCCATATACTCAATAACTTCGCGATCAGTAGCCCACAAGTCGCGAACGATATCAGGTGTCTTGCTACCCAAATAACGATGACCGGAAACGCGATAGTATGTTTCAGGCTTGACGGCTGAATAATGACCGCATCCAGGAACAAGCGCGTTGGTGATGAAGTTCTCACGCTCAAGCTGTTCAAAAGTGACAAAAGCGTCATGGGTGTCTTTGTCTGCAACGTCTTTCATAATCAATCTCCTGTTTAAGATGGGATGATAATAGCGCATTCCATTGCACCTGTTTTAGCTATTCGTGCTGTTCTCCTATCATATCAAGGAAAGCCAGTTTGAATTGTTCAGATCCGTAAGCGACGGCGGCGAAACCTCCCCTTTCCCTGACGCGCCGTAAGTATTCCTTCTGATCTGCGCTGACTGGTGAGGCCTTTCCTTTCCCGCTCTTATTGACGCGCTTCAACTCTATAGCTCCAAACGGGAATTTGTAGCAAACACCATTCAGGAATACGTTATCGCTCACCCCTTTCAATAATCCGGCTCTCTGATCTCGGTCTGCCTGGGTGATTGTTTTCTTGCCCTCGTTGACCGTGTGCCAGAATATGATCTCAGGGTAGTGAAGTTTTACCCAAGAGGCGCTTTCGTTCTGGTGCGCCTCCTCCTTTCGCGTGTCGCTTGGATCGCGTTCGTAATATTCCAGGTAATCGCCTTTATCAGTTATCAATTTCCCCTCCAAAATCTTTTCGGCTAATGATGTCCTCACCTTTCCCGTTCTTTCTGTGAGTTACGCGAGAAGGGGCGAGAATTAAATGTTTCATGCTCATGATCTTGACGGCGTTTTTCGTCAGTCCGAGCAAGTTACGATTGTCCTTTCCGACTACGTGAGGAGTAACCCCCTTTGTCCGCCAAAGCGTCTTACAGATCTTGTTATCGCTCTCTGGAAAGAACTTCTCTACAGCGTCAAATTCAACCCCAACGGCGTCACGAAGCCTGTAATGATACAATATTCCAGTCTGGCTTTTGGTCATCCCGACCTTGAAATCAAGAACGTCACACCAGTCGTTTTTGGTGTACATCTTTCCGGATAGATTCTTGTTAGGATCGATTAGAGTTGCGTCACAGCACCTGCATACTCTTGCTACCACATCATTTTCGGTTCCGCAACCTTTCTTGATGATTGCCCCTGTTCTCTTGTCGACGATATCAGAGCAGATCTGAGACTTCCAGAAATACTCACAACGGTTTCCGTGTTCGTCTCTGTGCATACAGCGGCGAGCAAACCCACTATTCATCGTCCCGCATAAAGGGCATTTTTCCTGGTCTTTTGTGCGGTCTCCTTTACGCTGATATTGGTACTGTTCAAGAATCGGATCAAAGTAAAGCTGTCCGAGTTCGTCCATCGTTCCGGCAAAGTCCCATACCAGGTGGTCATTCTTGACCATCCCCATTTCAATCTGTTGCTTTTTGAGCAGTCGCATACCTCTACCAAGCAACTGGATAAGCAATGTCAGGCTCCCGATCTTGCGAAGGATGACGCTGAAATCCCAGTTTGGAACGTTGACTCCAGTAGTCAAAGCCATAACCTGGAACGTGTATTTTATTTTACCCGCCCTTACGTCATCCAAGATCTGCTGTCGCTTCTTGGCGTTAGTCTTTTCGGTAATGATCGCGTAAGTGCTGCCAGGTGGCAACGACTCAGCCGCCTCCTTACAATGTCGCTGCCCCGCGCAAGTTATCAGGACGGCGTTACGGGTCTCCGCCATAGCTGCAACCTTGGTCATGATCTGCTTGGTCAGGCTCGCTGATTCATGGATTTTCTTCTCCATTGCTTTCATTTCTTTCGAGCCGAAATCAGCCGTTCCGTCCTGACCGGACGCCTTAAACTCATCCAGATCGTATTTCAGTCCATCGGTGCCTCCGAAGATTGTTGGCACAACAGATCCGAAATCAACAAGGTATGATGTGTTGATGTCCGTAACCTGCTCGCGCCAGAAGCCGCGATGTTTCTTATCTTCAACCAGGATTGGAACAACTCCGCGAAATTCAGATCCAGTCATCCCAAAGACTCGAAGTTCTCGTCCGTACCGCTCACGGCAACGACGCATCAATTCCATGATTATTATTGTGTACTGCGCTCTCCCTGTTCCGTACTCAACAACGTCAAAATCATGAGGCTTGTAATCTTCGGGAACCGGATGATCATTAACCATGAATGGCTTATCTTTAGCTCTTGACATCAACTCCCGTGACTCGTTGTTCTCAATCGCCTCTGCCAGATCTTCCCAATCCACCTGGTGACACTCATCAATTCCGACAACCATCGGATAGAAGTCTGACAGCGCCTTATCCAGGCCGTTAGCCACCGAACCCTCAGAGCCAACAACGATCGGGAAGTATGCAGATTTGGTGTTCAGTCCGGCGCAATAAACGGAGTTTTTAACGCCAAAGTTTGAAAGCTCTTCGCTATCCTGCTGAACAATCTCGGCCTGTCTAGCAAGAATAAGCATGGGCAGATTCATAACCTGGCACTGAGCCGCCACCATAGCAAAGCCAACTGTCTTACCAGCAGAAACTGAAGCCTTGATGTAGAAAGGATGCTCATAGTTGGCGATACGCTTAGCCGTCTCTCCGTACATCACAACCTGGTAGTCGTATGGAACCACATCGCCAAATGTGAATCGCTCTTTGATTCGCTTCATGTATGCAGGATCAAGAGCGGCGATTTGCTTTTGAATGCTCATAGTCATAGCGTATTTATCTCTTACGTTTGCAGTAATATTCCGATATAATAACACTCAACAAGACGAATGGTTTAACAAAAAGTGCTATTGAGGAAAATATCATGACGAAACTGACTAAATCCGGCGCTGTCGATAAGCGCTCTCTCAACGGTAACAACGGGACTTCACGCGGCGCTGATAAGAAAGCGCGCAAAAAGCCAACTGGCTATTACGTTCTGAAAGATGAGGTAAAGGCCGGATTAGCTCACCGCCTTGAAAAAGTGATTGAATACTACGGCTCACCCGCTGCACTTGTCAAGGCCATTAAGATCTCGCACGCCACACTTTACGAATGGCGCAAGCGTGGTATGATTTCTGTGTCAGGAGCTATGGCGATTCATCGCGACTATGTCCGGAATAAGTGCCAAGGATTCCGAGCAACCTATTGCCGTCCAGACCTTCGCTTTGACTCTAACG